TTCAACCTGAACCTGCCGTTCGTGCCGATCATGGACTTTTATACCGGGGAGTGGTTCAACGGGGAGGTCTGGGAGACGACGACGAAGGCGCATCGGCGGGGCGATCTGAAGATGGTTTCGCGCACGCAGGTCGACCTGGACCGGGCGGAGCGGGCCAACCTGCTGTTCGCCACGCAGCAGATGGTCTTGGAGGGGCTCGACATCCCAGCGCTGGACGTGCTCCTCTTGGCCACGCCGATCAGCGACGTGGAACAGGCGGCCGGACGGGTGCGGCGCTGGTGCGTGCCGGGGGGGCAATGCGCGCACTATTGCCCCTGGCGGGCGGGCAAATGCAAGGGCAAGCCCATCCCGATCATCGTGGATGTGGTGGACGAGCGGATTCCGCGCTTACGGGGGATGGCGGCCCGACGCGAGAAATTTTACAAAACCTGCTGCACCATGTAATGTACGTGCAGGAGGTGTTTGTCATGTCGCGTGTCAAAGCCGAGGTTACTCGTGAGGCGTCCGCAGGTCGGGATCGGAGCGAGTACCAGAAGCAATACTACCGGGATAAGCGGGAGGTGCTCTCCCAGGAGCGGAAGCGGCGCTATCGTGAAGATCCCGCGTACCGCGAGGCGATCCTGGATCGGGTCAACGATTACCGCACCAATCGTCGGGACGAGCGGGCCGCGTTGCGGGCGGCGGGGAAGCTCCCGCCATCGCATCCGCGCGGGCCGCGCGCCCCGCTCAAGGTGGTCGTGAACGGCGTTAGCACCATTGCGTACACGGTGGGTCGCATGGCTGTGGAGCTGAACCGCTCCAAGGACGTGATCAACTACTGGACGCGGATTGGGCTGCTGCCGCCGACCCCCTTTCGTTCGCCACGCGGGGACCGGCTCTACACCGAGAGCATGACCATCGTGGTCAAGATCGCCATTGGGAAGCGCGGGCGGGTGTCGGCGGGGGACAGCTCCTTCACGCGCGATATTCGCCTGGGGTGGGAGGGGCTCGGCGTGACCATTCCCGTTGACAAACGCGGCATAGCTCGGTAAACAGAACGAATCAATGAAGTGCGGCGCGGATGCCGCATCGGAGGTGTCCAATGAAGACGCAAGGTAACGAACGCATGACGCAGACCCATAACGTGGTGGGAGAGCCCGAGAAGCCGATCACGAACGCCATTCGGCCCTATGGGCCCGTGGTGGATCAGGTCGAGGGGCAGATGGTCGACGTGAGCTACGCGGCGGGGCGCACGATATCGCTCGGCAACTTCGAGTTCGTGCGCATCCTGATCGGCGCCCGAGTACGGATCGCGGACCTCTCGTCGGTCGACGCGGCCTTTACGGGCGTGCAGCAGTTCGTGGGTGAGGTGCTGGGACGCGAGGAGGCGCTGGTGCGCAAGCAGCCCGTGGGGAGCGGGGCCTTGCCGCCCCTGGACGGGGTGCGGCGCGAGATCTGGGTGGAGTACGGGATGACCCTGAACGCTGGGGTCAAGTACGAGAGCTACAAGGTCGACCTGGGGCTGTCGCGTCCGCTCGGGGACGGGGAAGAGGCGGAGGGGGCGATGGCGGAACTGGAAGCGTACCTATCCCAGCGGGTGGGAGCCGAGCGGGATCGGCTGCGAGGGACTAACGCATGAGCGGCATTCGGGGGCGCAGTCTCATCAGCCTGCGCAACACGGTCAATAAGCAATATGGCGACCGGACGATGGACATCGCCAGTCGCATGAAGCCGTTGAATTGTCCGCGTGTGACGACGGGCAGTCTGAGCTTCGACTATGTGCTCGGCGGGGGCATCCCGGTGGGGCACATCGTCATCTACCATGGCGGCGAGAGCAGCGGGAAGACCACGCAGGCCGTGCGTACCGCCGGGAACGTCCAGCGGGTGTGCGCCAACTGCTATCGGCCGGTACAGGGCGGCCTGGAGCTGGACGAGGAGACGGATACGGAGACGGGCGAGGTGTCGGTCGTCCAGCGGGGGCACTGCGATTGCGTGAAGCTCGGCCTGCATGTCCCGACGAAGTTCGAGGGAGAGCCGGAGCCGGAGTTCAAGGCGCGGATGAAGCGGTATGCGGTGAACTCCTACGAGGAGCCGCGCGTCGCCTACATCGACGTGGAGGGCACGTTTGACAACGTCTGGGCGCGCAAGCTGGGCTGCAATCCCGACCTGGTGCTGCTGGCCAATCCGCAGACGGCGGAAGAGGGCATCGACCTGCATGACGCGCTGGTGCGCACGGGCGCGGTGGACTTCATCGTGCTGGACAGCATCGCGGCCATGACGCCGAGTGATGAGATCACGGCCAGTGCCAAAGAATGGCAGCAGGGGTTGGCCGCGCGGCTCATCAACAAGTTCGCGCGCAAGACGGGCGCGTCACGCCATGCGGTGCGGTCCGACTTCAATCGCCCGATCACGGACATCTGGATCAACCAGGAGCGCGAGAAGATCGGGGTTTCCTTTGGTGATCCGACCGTGCTCCCCTGCGGCAAGGCCCAGCGATTCGCGGCCAGCGTGATCGTGAAGATGTGGGCGAGCAAGTGGGAGAAGGACAAGCTGGACGAGGATCTGAAGAAGGAGTGGCAGACGGAGATCGGGTCCGAGGTCCACATGAACTACAAGGTCGTAAAGAACAAGACCGGCCCGGCCATGGGGCAGGGCGGGTTCCGCATGGGGGTGTTTGGGGACGAGGCGGCCCAGGTCTTGGACATCGACTACATGGTGGCGCAGGCGGAGAAGTTTGGCCTGTTTCGGAAAGAGGGCAAGGAATGGCAACTCGGCGACGAAACATACCGGACGAAGGTGGAGGCGATAGATCGGATTCGGGAGCCAGCGGTGCGGGACGCCCTGCGGGCGGTCCTGGTGAAGCGGATGATTGCGCGGGCGTAGGCGAACCTGGGTTCGCGTCCGCGCCGGATCCGTCCGTGGGGGATGGCGCCATGTCCGACTTCGGGATTCTCGCGCTGCATCATGAGCACATCAAGTTGCTTTCGGTGCTGCCTCGGGTGCCACGGGATGACGCGGGCGACTTGGATCTGCGGGTCTGGGCTCGCATGGTCGACATACCACAGCGGCGCGTGCGGGATCTGTCACGCGGGCTGATGGACATGGGGGCGATTTTGTCCGATGGGACGATGCCTGCGATGGTGGCGACCTATCTGTCGAAGTTGGCCACGGATTGCGTGAACAAGGGGAAGTAGGTGGTGCCGATGGCGCGGATTCGACCACGGGTCTTTGAGCAGGGCGGGCGCACGCCAACCGAGCAGGAGGAGCGTGTGGCGCGAGTGGTCCGTGGGCACCGGCAGCGGGGCAGCGGCGCGTCGATGTATGCCAAGGGGGACGTTTCCTCAGACCATTTTTTGATCGAGTGCAAGCGCACCGTGCATGCCAGCCTGGGCGTGAAGAAGGCGTGGCTGGATAAGATCGCGCGGGAGGCGGCGGCGGCGAGCAAGGAGCCAGCGCTGGCCATTGAGATTGCGGGCGGTCCCGATGACGCGCATGGTGAGCGGGAGTGGATCATGGTCCCTTTGCGAGTGTTCCGGCAGATGATAGGAGGTGCGGAATGACGACGTGTGAGACTCATCACCATGCGTGCGATTGTCGCGAGGCGCGGTTTGCCAAGATCGAGCAGGATCTGGACGCCGTGCGGCTGGAGAACGAGCGGCTGAAGCGGGAGAACCGGAAGCTGCGGGACGACCTCTCGTGGTTGCGGTCGCGGATTCCGGGAGACGGGCAATGAGGTTCAAGACGCCCCAGGCGCAGGAGGCGTATGCGGAGGTGCTGCGGGAGCTGGGCCACGTCATTGCGGAGGTGCAGGCGCAGAGTCAGGCGCAGGAGGCGCGGGTGTCCCCGGCCGATGCGCCTGCCGTCGCGCTGAGCACGGCGCACAAGGTCGCGGAGATGCGCATGAAGGGCCTCGACATGGCGCTGCGGGTCGGCACGGAGATCGACATCCAGTGGGGGTGCCTCATGGCGCGCTTGACCTTGGAGGCGCAGGATGGCGACAGATAATTGTTGACAAACGGGTAGCAGGCCGTTAAAAATAGGGTTGATGCCTGGCGCGATGCCAGGGAAGGAGTTGCAGCATGTTTCTACCGTGTACGATTCCTGACGGGCAGTCGGGCGCGTGGCGCGTCGAGCGTTGCGTCGTGAGCGAGGACGAAGCTCGGATCGAGAACATGCGGAGTGCGTTCTCCAGAGTGCGGCAGTTGCCGGTGCGTCCGGGGACGTATGTCCGGCTGGTCGGGCCTGGCGGGATCTGGATGAGCGATACGCCGAGCGAATTGAGTGACAACTCCGCGCCCATTCGGCAGGCGGGGGCGGTTGGCGGGCATTGCCTGGTGACTGGTCTCGGGCTTGGCCTGGTCACGGAGGCGCTGTTGGCGATCCAATCCGTGACGCGGGTGACGGTGATCGAGCGGGAGCCGGACGTGATCGCGCTGGTGGGGCCGACGTTGCGGGAGCGCTGGGGCGACCGGCTGGAGATCGTGCAGGCGGACGCCCTGACGTGGCGCCCCCCACGGGGGGTACGCTACAGCGTCGTCTGGCATGACATCTGGCTGCACATCTGCGCGGACAACCAGGCGAGCATGACGACGTTGAAGCGGCGCTACGCGCGTCGGGCGGACTGGCAGCGGTGCTGGCGGGAGGAGTCTGTACGGAAGGTGAATCGGGAGGATCGGAAGGCAGCGCGGCAGATGGCGTTTTGGAAGCGTGTGCGTCAAGCGAACGGATGAGGAGGCAGCATGGCACGCGGTAAGCGACAGGGGCAGCCACAGGAGCCGAAGCGTCTGGTGTTCGAGACCTTCCGGCAGCCCGGCTACTTCCTGTTGCGCGGGTTGGAGCAGGAAGCCTATGACGTGTTCAACGGGCAGGTCCATGTGTGGCGCTGGCGCGTCACGGTGGAGCCCGTCGAGGAAGCGGACGACGTGATCTATGCGCGGCTGCTGGACCTGTGGGAGCGGTCAGCCAACATGCACGAGTTTGATCCGCTCCAGGCGGCGGCGAGGGCGCTGGGCCGGGAGTTGCCGCATGATCGGCTGGGCAAGCGCCGGGGCGAGAAATAGGAGGCAAGCATGGACTTTCCGATAGAGTTCGCGAGCGATCATGAGGCAGCGGAGGCGCGGCATGGGGCGGTGAAGAAACAGTGCCTGGATCGGATCGATCCGGGCAATACAAGTCGGTGGGGCCATCGTGACGATAGCGATGAGGAATTCGCGCGGGTCTTGGCCACGATTGCGTGGGAGAGCGGCTGGGACGAGGCGGTGTTGGCGGCTCGCACGGCGCACGCAGATCGCGTCCAGGCGGCGACGTTGGCGCAGTTGATTACGCAGCGGGATGCGGAGCACGAGGCGGCGCGGGCCTGGCGGGAGCGGTACGAGGAGCAGATCCAGCGGACGCAGGACTTGGACCAGCGGTGGCAGGCCAAGTGGCGGGAGGCGCAGGACGCGCTCGTGAAGATGAAGGCGGAGCGGAACGAGGCGCGGGCGGATGTTGTGGCGTGCATGATGGCCTATCGGCACAGGTTGCCCATCGACGGGGGAACCTTACAGCGGCTCGAAACCTATGTGCGCGGCATGAACCCGGAGGAACCTGCGCTGGACACGGTCTTTGGGGATGACAGGGCGTTGCGAGGAGGCGAGGAGACCCACTGTAGGGATTGCTGTTGCGCGCGGATCTGGGAGGTCTTGGGCAATCCGCCCTACGAGCCGAATCGCGGCCTCGTGGAGCGGGTCCAGGAGTTGGTCAAGGGGCAGGTGACCTACTGGGAGACCTCGTTGGTCAGCGACCCGCCGGACCCGCTGTGTGCGCTGGACCAGCGGAAAGAGGGAGCAAAAGATGGGAATGCCTCCGAGTAGTTTGCGTTCATGCGTCGACGGTGCGGACGGCGCATGGCCTAATCCTGATCCGCAGCGTTTTTTTATTCGGCAGCATGCGGAGATCGGAAGGCACTGCCTGGTCCTGTTGGTGCAGTATCCGAATTGCACGAACTTCGAGGGCAGCAAGATCCTGGTCTATGTCGGGGTCACATACGACGAGATCAGGAAGGCAGATCGGCTGGACCCGCATTTCACAGATCGGCCCGGCTCGCAGACTCCGCTTGCCCGGTTCCGTCCGACTGAGGAGGGATGGAACCTAGCGATCAGGTTTTGTCGAATGATGGAGGAGCAGGAATGAAGGGCCGCTGGTACGGCGTGCGGGGCGACCGGCCCGCGCACTGGCACGAGTACGTGGAACGCTCGGACGGCACGGGGTTCTGGGCGGCGCTGAGCCGGTGCGGCATGCAGCGGGTGGTCCCGTCCGTGCTGGCGGACATCGACGCCTGGCATGGGCGATACCCGGACGCGCCGGAGATGGACGGGCGGTGGCGGTGTCGCCCCTGCGAGCGGAACCGGGCGCGGGACGTGGCCCGGCGGCGGGCGCAGGAAGACGGCGCGGGCATCTGAGGAGGCGAGCATGGTGACGCGAGAGACATTGGGCGAGGTGCTGCACGCGGCGTTGTTGAAAGAGTGCGATAGTAATGCGACGAAGTTGGCGTGGGATCTCATCAGTTTATGGGAGATGCACTACGCCTGGCAGGCGTACTTGGATTTGGCCTGGGAGGAGCTGTCGAAGCGGCCCGCGTATGAACCCGTGGAGAACGCGCTACGGCGGGCCTCGGGGCGCATGGGGGCCGTCACGGGCGTGGGCCCGGTACGCTTGCGGATCATGCGGCTGACCATGGAGCTGTTTAGCGGGGTGGATTGGCAGGGGTTTGCCTCGTGTCTGGAGGCGTCCTGATGGGGGCCACGCCCATCGTGTTTCGGTGCTCGGCCTGTCGGCATCGCCATGCTCGGCGCTTTCGGTCAGCGGATCTGTCGCAGGCGAACACGGGCATGGCGAACCAGGTGACGTTGACGGGACGGACGCGGAAGCGTCGGCGGACGGGTGGACATCGCAGCTCGGCGGTGGCGCGGGAGTATCGGTGCCAGGACTGCGGGCATGTGGGCTGGGCCGCGCATCGCGACCTTGATCGGTTGGCGGCGCGTGAGGAGCCGCGTGACCAGGGAGGTGACCATGAATAGTCTCCAGGATCGTCCCGCGTGTCCGTTGTGCGGCAAGAACATGGTGCTGCGGACGCGAAACCGGGATCAGCATGTCTTCTGGGGGTGCGTGCAGTACCCGGACTGCCGAGGGACGCGCCCGGAGTATGTGCCCGATCCCGATCCGAACAACGGGCTGGAGATCGACTAGAGGGGTGCGGCATGCCAGTGAAACGACGAGCGGGTGAATCGGACGCGCTGTTTGGGGCGCGGTGCTACCGGGAGCAGTTGCGGCAGGAGATCAACATGCACACCGGGGCAGGGCGGTTCACGAATCCCGCGCCGCCGTGGTTGCGGCAGGGCCGGGCCAGCTACCTGTACGAGCGGGCCACGGGGCATGGGCCGCCTGCGGGGATGACGAACGAGGCCATCGTGGAGGCGCTCGTGCAGATGGCCTACCCGGTCGAGGAAAGGTTGGAGGCGAGCAAGTACGTGGGCCTCACTGAACGGATAGCGCGGGAGATCGACAAAGAGGTGATCGCTGAGATGATGGCGTGCGCGGCGGGAGGTGACGGCCATGGCGGAGAATGAGGCGTGCGAGGACTGCGGCGCCCCGGCGGACGTGGTGACGTGCGAGGTCAGCGAGCTGCGGGGGCTGCACCCCGAGAGTGGCGACACGATCACGGTGCGGGTGCCGGGGACGGCGCGGGCGTTGTGTCGGGCCTGCGAGGCCCGGCGATGCGGGCAGGCGGGGCGGCGGTATCGGGTGCGGAATACCATACGGAGGGAAGACATGAGCGAGTTGAACGAGAAGGCGGGCGAGGTGGACGGGATCATCCAGTCGGTGAAGTGCATCGTGTGCGGCACCCTGCATGACGCGAGTGGCAAGACTTTCGCGCGGTTGTGGGGCGGTCTGCTGGAGGGGATCAGTGGCGGGTTGCTGGGCGGCATGACGGGGTCCACCTACTACTGCAAGCCGTGTTTCGTGAAGGCAGCGGCGAAGGCGCTTGAGGTGGACTTCTATGTGAAGCGGGAAGGGTTCAGACGGGGCATCGATCCGGGGTCCGATCATATGGACGCGCCCACGGGCGAGCCAGGTGAGGATAGTTGGGAGACGCGGTCGTGTGTCGAGATGGGCCGGTGAGGCATGGACAACGACAAGGTTGATGAAGGGGTCTTGGCGTCGGGGGCCTATTGCAACAAGGGGTCGCCGACGTGTTTCTGCAAGGTGGGCTGGCCGAAAGAGCGTCAGTGTCCTGCGTGTCGGGATCGGTGGCCGGTCGGGGTGTTCCGGGACTCGTACTGCATCTGTCCGCCGGATGATGAGATGGAGGAACCATGAAGAAGTTGCGACGGGTGTGGGTATCGGACATGGCGGTGACCTGCGTCGAGGCCGAGATGACCGTGGACAGGAAGAAGGTATGGAAGCGGTTGAGTTGCCCCTTGTCCAACTCCCCTGTGGATGTGGACTACTGCGGGGAGTGGTGCGCCTGGTTCGACGTGGAGATGACCCGGGGGGCGTTGGGGGTGCCGGATCGGGAGGTCGTCACCTGCAAGGGGCAGCCCATTGGGGAGATTGCCGAGGGCACGCCATGAGCGAGAGTATCCCGTGGGCGCGGCGGTGCGGGGCGTGCGGGCACTGGCAGGTGGCGGCGAATCCGGTGGGTGGCGAGTGTACGGCGGACGTGCCGTTCTGGGTGGATGAGGCCGGGGGCATGCAGCGGGAGGCGCGGTTCGTGGCGAGGGATGAGGTGCGGGCGACGGGGTGTGACAAGTTCACGCCGACGTTCGCGCGGAGGGTATGATGAAGTCGTACAGGGCCAATGGCAGGAGGAGGAAATCATGAGTCAAGACAAACTGGACCGTTCCATTACGTTTTGCGTTGGGGAATCAAGCCAAGAGGCAATGCGGATTTGCGCGGATGGCAAGTTCTTCGTGTATGGGCGGGAGGTCACGCAGGATCGAGAGGTATACGAGGGCTTCGTGAGATTCCTGAAGGAAAGCGGATACTATCAAGGAGAAAGCCATGCCGTTGATTCCGTTGGCTGAACTCGTGCAACAGGCGAAGCGGGCTCACGACAAGGCCCAAGAGTTTGTGCCCTTTCCTAACACGAGGAATGAGCGGGATCGGGTCATGGCGATGATCGCGCAGGAGGCCCCGGATTTGCATTTTGTCTTGCGCGCTCCCGGTCCCTTGGACCTGGACGCCTTGGACCTGTGCATCTCGGACTTGGACGCCTTGGAGCTGGTGCCCTTGGTACAGATAGGAGAACGACGATGATTGAGGGGAGCCTAGAGGCCATCTGGCGGCAGGCGCTGTTGGCGGCGGGCACCGCGCAGTCGATCTGGCGGGCGGACAGCGAGATCGGGCGGGCCTGGGACGTGGCCTACGAGCGGTGGATGCGGGAGCGGGCACAGCGGGGCGATGCGTTCGCGATCCGCCTGGGCTATGGGGCGATCCGATGAGATTTGGGACGAAGTTCTGGCTGCGCCGGGGGTCCATGTTTCGCCATGCCGGGGCGGGGCACGCGCGGTTCGTGGCGGCGCGGTTGCTATTCTGTCGGGGAGAGCAGGTGTACGCGGAGTTGCTGGAGGACGATCCGGGGACGGACGATCCGGGGACGTGTCACGCGGGGCAGCGGGGGTGGTGGAGTCGCGTATCCGTATCCCTTTGGGAGGACGAGCGCCCGAAAGCGCATGCTGGGAACTACATCAGCTATGACTTTTAACCGGCGAACCCAGGTTCGCGTGGAGCCCGATAGCGCGAGGTGAGTGGATGCGCAAGATCGAATCCCTACATGGGGTGATCAGTGTGGAACGCCGCGAGACGCCGCCGACGTGCGTCTTTGTGATGGGGCAAGATCCACGACGGGAGCGCTGGGAGCGGGTGGATATGACAGCGGATGGAGGAACACAGGTCACGATAGTGAAGGAGATCGAGTCCTATGTGCGGGTCTCCAAGTTGCCAGTTGAGATGCAGGAGGCGATACGGGCGTTCGTCAGGCGGGATGTGGATGTCCTGGCGATACGGGATGGCATGCACATGGACACGTTGGCGGAGTTAGAGGATGCGTTGAAGGCGCAGGCGCATGTGGAGGAGAAGCCATGAAGGTGATGTTTACGCTGGACCTGTCCGAGGACGAGCAGCGGGCGATAGCGCATGATCTGGGCGACGCGGCGGTGGCGTCACGGGAGAGCGCACAGCGCTGGGCACGGCAGAAGATCGAGGCGGTGTTGCATGCCCTGGTGCGCGTGTACCTGGCGAAGCGGGATCTCCAGGACGAGGAGGGGATTCGGGTTGAAGACCTGCGCATCGAACGGTGGCGGTCGACGGACAGCGTGGCCGATCCAGACAATGCCGTGCGCATCCTGCATCTGCCGTCGCGGGTCGTGGTGGAGAGCAGTGAGCGCGTGTCGTTTCATGAGAATCGAAAGCGGGCGATGGATAAGTTGCGGGAATGGTTGCGACTGGAGCGGGAGGGGCTGTGTCCGATCTGCCATTACCCGGTGAATAGCGGCCCGTGCCAGCGGAGCCACCCATGACGGCATGGGCCGACATTCCGGTGCGGAACTGCATAGGGTGTGGATTCTGTTGCAGAAAAGCGCCGTGCGTTTACGGGACGTGCGATCCGGGCCAGGACTGCAAGCACCTGTTCTGGGATGGGCAGCGGTGGCGGTGCCACCTGATTGCGATGAGCCCATTGTATGCGGATTCGCTTTACGCGGGCGACGGGTGCTGCTGTGGGATGAATACCTTTCAGCGGGAGGGGCGGGTGCCCACCCCGGATGAGGTCGAAGAACTGAGGAAACGACGATGACGCAAGAGGGACAGAAGCGGTATCGGACGCTGATCGAGCGGTGGCAGGCCGAGCAGGGCGAGCAGCACGGGGTCTATGCCGTGCTGGCCGGGTTCGAGAAGGCGCTCAAGGCGCACGACGACGAGTTGGCGGACTGGTACGAGGCGGCGGACGTGGACTTGCAACTCAAGCTGTATGGGTGGGTGGTGTGGCTCCTGGAAGAGCAGGCGAAGGGGGCGAAATGAGCACGACCCAGCGGATCGTCGATTGGGGGTTTGCCTGCGGGCGGTACTACCTGGAGGTCGCCGGGTATGTGGTCGCGATGGAGGGCGATCCGGTGCGGGAGATCGAGCTGTCGCCGCACTATCCAGCGGATCTGGCGCGAGCCTTTGGTGAGAAGCAGTTCTGGACGGGGGATCTCATCAAGCGGGTGGTCGAGAAGTACCACCAGAAAGTGGCGGAAACGCCACGGGAGGAGGGGCCATGAATGTCGATTTCAACGGGCTACGGCGCCACATTGCGGCGAGCTACAACCGGCTCGTGGGCGCCTTGACGACGCCAGAGCAGCGGGAGATGGCGGCGGACCTGGGCGGCGAGATCGCGGGGCTGCTGGCCATCTACGACGACGGCGAGATCCTGAACCTTTCCGAGGCAGTCACGTTGGCCGATCCGTTCGAGGAGGAGTCATGAGCGAGTATGTCATTCAGAGCTACGTGTGGTACGGGGAGCAGCTCTTTTTCGTGAGCACGATCAACCGGGACAGCTCGGCGCCCTATGCGGGGGCTCTCCGGTACGCGGAGACGATGGTCTGGGGATGCGACCCGAAGACGCGGGAGCGCTACCAGAGTATTTTCTGGATGGGCGACGGCCCAAAGGATACATTGAACACGCACTTCGAGGCGTGCCGAGCGCTGCGGCAGACGGGGAAGATCGACGACGAGGACGGTGACGGATGAAGGCGTTATTTCTCTGGCGGGATGGGATGCGGGATCAGTGCGAGGTCATGGTGCCGTTGCTGCCGGTGTACCGGCGCGTGATCCCGTTGCCCTTCGGGCCGCCGTGTGCGACGGAGGCGGCGACGGCCCGTCCGTCGATCCGCACGGCGAGCTTTCGTTTGGTGCGGTTTCGGGACGGGTCGTTCCAGTACAACGAGGTGGCGGGATAGCGGTTGACGAACGCCGCGAAAGGCGCTAAGCCAGTCCCTTGAGATGCCCGGCGGGATGCCGAGGCCCCGGAGGAGATCATGGCCAGAGATGAGCACGGGCGCGAACAAGGGTCGATCTACACGGTGCCCGAGGACGCGGTGGGCGAGGCGCGCATCTACGGGCTGTTTCGCTCCCAGCGCATCCTGGGCTACCCCTGCGACATCGAGTGCCGCCGGGTCGACGACTGCGATCCAAGTGTTCAGGACATCTTTGGCTTCGACATGGTGACGCGGGGGGACAGCGCGATCCATGTCAGCGGGCTTGATCCGTTCGGGCGCAAGACGGGGCCGGGGTTCATTCGCGCCCTCGGGCGGCAGCAGATCCACTGGCAGTTGCCGAGCCACATCGAGTCCCCGCCGAGCGGGCTGGGCTGTCGCGGCCCCGAGGTGGGCATCATCGTGTCCTGGGACGCGGATGCGGCGGGCAGCGGGCATCGGTCGGACGTCTGGCAGCATCACGTCTTCTGGAGCGCGCCGAAGAGCTTCCTCACGCTGCGGGGCGTGCATCGCTGGTGGCGCAACCAGGGCATGGGCGACTTCAGCGTGGGCGACCTCGCTGCGCGCCTGGACGCGGGCCGGAAATCCTACATGCGGGTGAGCGGGGACGTCCAGCACGAGGGGGCCTTCCGGCGGCTGCTGGAGGGCCACGTTGGCGTGAGCAATAACAGGTTGCCAGGCGACCATGGCCCGGCGGTGCTGCGGCGGGTGGGGCGCTGGCGGTACACGTTTACGGAAGGGGAGACGACATGATCAAGCAAGCGCACGCCTGGCACCTGGACGATCAACCGGGATGTCAGGAGCATGTGGTCAAGGGCCGGGGCCTCATTTTGAATGTGCCCGCGTCGCTTGCGATGCAGATGCCCGGGGTGGCGATTGGCGACCGCGTGTATTGGAGCCATGGCCTCTACTGGGTGATCGGGATCGAGTCGGGCGGGGGGTCTGGCGGGATCGGCTTGGTCCTGCGGCCCGAACCTGGGCAGGAGGGGAATCTGATCCCCATCGTCCTCGATGGGCAGGGGGTGCCCGCCTCGGAGGACATTGTGGCGGCGCAGCCCCTGGTGCCCAATGCGAACGGGGATGCGTTGCCGCGCGTGCCGATGGAGGTGTCGCAGTTCTATCCGCCGCCGCTCGATGGTTTGACTGGCAAGATGGCGGAGACGTTGGCGCAGGAGGCGTGGTTGGCCGATCAGTTGAAGCGGGTGCAGTACGTGCCGGACGGGAGCGGGCCAGCGGTGCCGCAGCCTCCGGTTAGAGGCGAACCTGGGTTCGTGCCATTTGTGTTGCCTACGATGACGACAAGATCGGGTGAGATGCCTGGCATGAATAACGGCTGTCGGACGTTGTATTTGCCGCAGTTTGACGCGGTACAGCCGGGCCGTCCCTGGTGGTGGTGGTTTACGCGCCCGAGCGTGACGGGTGAGGCGGAGCGGGCGGTGTACCCGGTCGTGCGGGACGGGTCGCAGAATATCTGGGTGTGCCACCCCCACGGGGGCGTCAAGGTGCAGGAGTTCGCGGGCTGGGTGCCTCTCGGGCCGGTGGTAGCGGTGCCGGACGGGACGCAGGAGTGGCAGAAGATTCGCGATCTGGAGACGCTACTGGCAGGCGAGCGGCTGGCGCGGAAGCGGGAATGGGACAGCCATGCGGGCGCGTGCCACCACGAAGGGGTGGTGGAGCGGTTGCAGCGAGAGTTGACGGCGCTACGGAATACCATATCGAGGGATCGCAGCGAGTTCGAGCGCTGGGACCAGCGGTGGACAGCGGCGCGCTTGGAATTGGATAAGGCCGGGGTGCCGGACTGGCGACCGTACACGCCCGGGGAGCGGGCGGCGACCGCGTCGGCAGATGGGGTGACGACGGATGCCGGGGTGATGATCCCGATGTCCGAGCGAGTGGCAATGCTGGTCGCGCAGCGGGATAAAGAGAGGAAGGCGTGGGCGGAGGCGCAAATGGCGCTCGATGGGGTAGGGGTGCCGGGTGGCCAGGAAGTAGACACCGTTTCGTTGGCGGATCGGGTGCGGATGCTGACCGCGCAGCGGGACGGGTGGATGGCGGTGTGCGGGAAAAAGGATGCCACGATGTCGGCGCTACAGGCCGAGCGCGATGATCTCCAGGCTAAACTGGACGAGATGAAGGAAGATTGGGGCTGGAAAGAGGTGGATCGCGTCCGCGCGATCTTGGAGAAGGCGGGCGTGTACGCGACGACGGGCGCCCCTTCCTGGCGCGTCCTGTCGACGTCCGAGCAGCTCTGGGAGCTTGTGGCGGATCGGGACGATCTTACGGCCAAGCTGGACGAGGCACGCACCGCGATTGAGGAGGTCGCGGAGAAGGTGACGCGGGCGAAGGAGGCGCGAGAGGAGCAGTCTTACGGGATTGGTTGCGATTCTGGTGCGGCCATTCGGCCAGGGGATGCACGGGCGATTTTGCGGAGATCCGTTCCGGCCGCGACGGACACGCGCGACTGGGATGCCCTGCCGACGGCGCGACCGATCTCGGCAGATAAGGCCCCTTTGGACATCCTGGACGCCAAGCACTGGAACGGCCTGCCGTCGATTTGGCAGGGGCAGGAGCGGACCTTGGACCGCGAGGCGGAAGCCCGGAGTCAGGATTCATCCCGGGGGGGACAGGGGGGAGATCCACGGATGGAGTTGGGGGAGTTGCATCGCATTTTGAGTGCGGCGGGGTGCAGGGAATCCCGGCCGATGTCTGCCCAGGAGACCGAGGGGCTCACCGGGGAGGAGATCGCCGTGTTGCCGCCGTATCGGTATTCGTTGGCCGAGCGGATGTTGAACGTCTTGGCGGAGTTGGGAGAGTATCGGATTCGCTTGGGAGAGGCGCGGAAAGAGTGCGCGGCTTTGCGGAAGCAGTTGGACTTGGAAGATGCGGAGGTCATGGAAGTGATCGGGGTGAACGACCGTGGGTAAACATGCTGGTCAGTTGGTCTTGAGCGCGGGGTGCGAAGAGGCACAGGCTGAATTGGAGAAATGCAGGGCTACGTTGAATGCTGTGGAGGAGAAGCCATGAGAACCCAATTAAAGCCCTGTCCCTTCTGTGGTTGTGCCGATATTAAGTTGCGAGAGGTAGATACCATTCTCCAGTACGTCGAATTTTATGTAGTTCGGTGCCAAGCCTGCGGTGCGAATATCGAGGAGGAATCTCCTGAGATAGTCTCCAAAAAATGGAACACGCGGGCCGGGGAGGAGCCATGAGCGATTGGATACGCGCTGCTGTCGAGAAGGATTTGCGTTTGGTATTCTGGGTTTCCTTAATACTGTTTACGGTTGGGTTCAGTATCGTCTTGTCTTTTATCGTGTTTTGCCCGTCGAGAGAGGTCATTGAGTTAAAAGAAACACAGTCCGACCTGGAGCGAGACCTGGTGAATTGCCAGCTAGATCTAGGCAGCGCGCTGCTTAAAATCCAGTCGATGGAGGAGCCATGAGAAGCGTTTCCCCGGAAGCGATGGTCTTCATTGCCCTGGGCATGGGGGTAGTCGGAACCATCGTCGGGGTAGTGACGTTCCCGTTGATAGCGCCCGTGCTGCCCGTTCCCAAGGAGCGGGAGGTCCAGGGCGTGAATGCCTGCGAGATGGACCTGGCGACGTGCCACGCCGAATTGGCCGTTGCGCAGGAAGAGGTGGATGTCTGGCAGCGGTCGGCCGAGTTCTGCACGCATCGAGAGGACGGGGAGGTGCGCAGGCCCCGTCGTCCCCTGGGTGGGTGCCCGACGAAGTGCCAGGAGTGCTTTGACCTGGTGGCCGACGTGCAAAAAACCCTGACCGGGGCGGACGATCCGAAGGTGCTGTCGGTGGAGGACGTGCAGAAGGTTTTGAAGATCAAGAACAACCAGTCGAGATGAGGTTTGGATGAATTTAGTGGCGCAGTGGAGATCGGCGGCGGTGGCGCCGGGGGAGCCGTGTCGCGGGTGCCTATCGCTGTCGCATGTGCATCGCACGGGGCATCTGCATGCGATGGTGCGGTTGAACGCGCTGAAGAACGAGGTGCGCGAGACGGAGGCGGGCGCGTACTGCTTTGCCTGCTACCTGTCGCTGCCGATTTGCACGGTGTGCGGGGCGCGAGTGACGTCGCATGCGGAGTATCCCTGCGTGGATTGCGAGCTGGAGAGGGAGGCGGAGACACAGCGGGAGAGCGGGGGCCGGACGGCGTCGCCGACGTACCGGGGCTGGTCGATCATCTACAACGAGAAGGGGTCGGATCGGGGGCATTCGAGCCGGAGGAAACACGGGTAGGATGAAATTCTTTGTAGCGACAATGGGCATGGTGGGGTTTGTGGCGGTGGCGCTGATATGCGAGGCGGTGCTGCCGGAGCGTCCAGCGGAGGCGTCGGAGTTCCAGCGCACAGGCACGCTGCATTGTGAGGCGCGGAATTTGGCGTGTCGACGGGATCTGCTGCGGTTGCAGGAGGAGTGCCTGGCGGATCAGGTGTCGATGCGGGAGCTGGAGTGCTGCCCGGGATTTGTGGAGTTCGCGGAAGAATGCCGCGTCAGGGCGTGGGATCACGCGGAGGACTAAATGGATGAATCGTGGCGGATTGAGGTGTTGAACGATGAGGGGATCTGGGAGTCGGTGCAGTTTGATGATCTGAAGCAGTGGCAGGTCGTGCGCGTGTTCGAGTCAGAGGGCAGGCCGATTCGGTGGCATGGCGAACCCGACGGTTGTTGCGTTTTCATCATGGCGGGCCCGCCGAGCACGCCGCCGAGCACGGATGCCGTGGTAGAGGGAGAGCAGGTACGGATCAGGTGCTTCAGATTGCCCTTGCTGCCCTTGCGGGGCGTTGACAAGTTGGCTGGGGCCACGGCGGAGCAGCATGCGAAGGTGTGGGACCGGCGGTTGCGCCTGGCGGTCAACGAGTGGTGCGCGTGCGGGGGCTCTGGCCCGGACGATGACCAGTGCTGCCCCGCGTGTGGCGTTTGGCACATGGCGAAGTACGAGGATCGGGAGGAGGACATATGAGCGAGGCGTTGCGGCGCGTGGATCGACAGCAGGCGGACGGGACGTGGCAGACGTGCCGATTGGCGGACATTCGAGCGGGCGACGTGTTCCGTATGTGGGATCCGCCCGACTGGGTGCCGGTGGTGATGGAGTGCGGGGCGGGCATGCAGGTCACGGTGTTTCGGGCGGCACGGGACGCCTTCGAGGGGAGGCGTAACGGGGGCAAGGAGGGGGAATTACGAATCATGGTGGATGCGGACCCCGTGATTCCCGAGGAGGAGCCATGAGCACCAGCGGCACGGTTACGGCGGTGATCCACATCGGCGATTGCGCGGACGAGGCGGCGGTGGTTGCGATATTTGGAAATCGGGAACGCGCCGCGTCAAACGTGTTGAGCGATGCGGAGTGGTTCGAGGAGGACGTGAACACGATAGGGCTGGCGGCCCTGTTGGACCTCGATGATCACGATAGTCCGACGGCGCCGGGGTACTGGCTACTCCAGGGACGTTGCTGGGGCGAGGACATCAACACGGTCGACGGGGGGTATAGCGACGGAGGGTTCAAGATCGCACGATTTGACCTGCTGCCCGCCGATCCCGTGGAGGCCGTGCGCCTGGTGTACGCGGCTGTGGGCGTAGACGGCGCCGATCTCGTCGTGGTCGAGGATCTGCTGCGCGGGTTGTGCATCCCGGGGTTCATACGGCAGGACGGCCAGACGCGCCTGGGCAACCTGCTGGGGCTGCTGACGGTGCTGACGGACATGGAGGACGCACGCGCGTGCGGCTAGGAGGGACGAGCCATGCGATTGGAGTGGACGAAAGGGGAGGACGGCATTCACACGGCCGCTTTCGATTTGGACGGCGTGCGCGGGACCGTGTCCATGCGGGCGACCCATGACCCGGTGACCATGCAGTGGCACATGCGGGGGCGCATCACGGGCCTGGGCAAGAGCGCGATTGTGATTCGACAGGCCGTGCCGGACACGGACCCGGTCGAGAGTGCGTTGGATGTATTCCGACGGACGTGCGAGTACGATGTGCTTGTCTACGCGGCAGAGGCGCGGTCATGACGCGAGTGCAGGTGCGATGTGCCATCGAGGCGCGGCAGGTCACGGTCGACAACCTCACTGAGGTGGCAGAATGGATGGAGGGCACGGTGGTCGGCGTGCGGTTGCCGCCAGCGGATCAGGCGGTGCGGTTTTTGAATCGCGATCATGAGGAGCATGATGCCAACGTGGGGCAGTGGATCGTGCGGTTCGCGTTGGTCGAGGGGCGGCGGCATGGGTTCGTTTTGTCGCCCGAGGTGTTCGAGGCCATGTTCGTGACGGAGGTGTCAGATGGACCCCAATGAGATACCGAAGCCATGTGGGCCACGGTCGATGAAGATCCACTTGATCGATGATCGCGGCGAGCCCTTCACGGTGGAGGTCAGCGCTCCGGCAGAGCCGATCATATTGGATCAGGCCACCTTGGATGAACTGCATCTTCACAATGCAAGGGCCAGGCAGAACGAGAAGGGGCGGCCATGATGTCGATGCCAGCGTTAACGTGGACACGCGGGAAGAAGGGGCGGCGCGAGGCGCTCTCGGCGCAAACGGGCGCGACCTACGTCTACGCGGACGGGACGCTGCGCGTGGCACGCACCAAGGGGGCCTGGGAGTCTTTAGGGACGTTTCCTGACCTTGCGGCGGCGCAGCGGGCCGCCGAGGATCATGATCAGTTGCTGGCGGTCCAGCGCGTGCAGGAGGTCATGGTACAGGCCGAGGGCCTGGTCTTGGCGCGGGAGCGGGAGCAGTTGCGGAACCTGTACCGGGACGTGGTGACGCATGGGCCGTGTCTGGGCGTGTACCGGGCCTACTGCAATTTGCGAAGAAACGGGTACGTGCATGAGACGTTGATAGAGCAGATGACGGCGCTCAGTCCTGCGGATCGGATGTACCTGGGGCGGGCGTTCGAGGACTTCTACCAGGCGGGGATGAGGGAGAGATGATCAAGATCTTTGAAAACTCGAATGGCGTGACGGTGCGCGAGCTGAAGGCGTGGTTGGCAGATGTGCCGGACGAGCGGCCCAATGGGGAGCCGACCCAGGTCTGGCTGGAGACCGGGTGGTGTGTCTCGAATCCCTGTCGGGAGCTGTCGCCCCTAAACGGGCGAACCGAGGAGGATGGCCGCATGTCGTGCGATGTCATCTTGGAGTACGGAGCGAAGTGACCATGAGCGAGATCAACTGGTGGATATGGGCCGGGCTCTGGCTGGTCGCCTGGGGCTGGCAGAACGTGGTGCATGAGCTGTCGCACCTCTGGAATGGCTGGATCTGGGAGGGGCGCAAGCCGGTCAAGTTCGTGCCCTGGATGCACCGATACGAGGGGCGGTTTTACTTTGCGCGGTACGAGAGCGGCCTGGCGACGGAGAACGGGTCGCCGCGACGGCGGCACAGTGCGCCGATCCGGTGGGCGGCCGTACAGATCGCCGTGGGCCTCGGGGGCCTCTGGGCGCTGATTGCTTATGGCGAGGGGGCGTCGGGCCTCTACATGGTGCCGTTGCTGGTCTGTCCGGCGGTGGACGCGGGCTTCTGGCTCTGGGGGTTGTGGGCGCGGCGACCGGGCACGGATGGGGACCGTTGGCGGCGGCAACTGGACCTGGAGCGTGGGAGCGCGGATCGGGGGACGCCATGACGCCCCCTCTTGATTGGATGCCCACGATGGAGCATGTGGAGCTGAGGATCTGGCCGGAGTATTACGCGGCGGTGCTGGACGGGACCAAGCGGTTCGAGGTGCGGCTGGACGACCGGGACTATCAGGTGGGCAAGGTGTACTGGCTACGGGAGTGGGTGCCTGCGGTTGCGCGGTGTGCCGAGGGCCTGTTGGGGCAGGACGATTCGCACTACACGGGGCGAAAAGTGATCGTGGTGATCACCTACGTGTTGCGGGACGTGCCGGGGCTGGCGCCGGGCTACTGCGCGTGGGGATTCCAGGTGCTGGAAGGCTGAAACGATCTGTGGGGATGCGATCTTTTGTGATAAAATCGAGGCATGTCACAAGAGGAATTGGACGAACGGCGATTAGGCAATTTCATTGAGAATGTGCGGTACTATTGCGATTACAACAAGAAGCCGATGCCGGATGAGGCGTTCATCCGACAGCAGTGGGCGCAGGGGGTGCCCCTGGACGATTTGGTGATGGCGTATGAGCAGTTGCGGGGCACGAGTGGGAAGCGGGTAACGCCGCGAACGTCCAAGGCGCGCGGGAACGGAGGAGATCGATGACTCGGGAGATCGTGCGATTCCTCGTGTTGTCTGACGGGGCGGGCGGGCTGCGCCTCCTGTCGACCTGGGCGGATCAGACGTCCGGCGAGGGCGGGCGCATATCCATGGCGGAGTGGTTCCGTCACGTGGTGAGCACCGAGGGCCTGGCCCCCTTGCTGGGGGTGGATGCGGCGACGCCCCTGGGCACGGGGTACTGGGTCTTCGAGGGGAAGCTGTGGACGCGGCGGTCGGTGTCGGGGGCCCATGGGGAGGACTGGGAGACGGGGTTCGATGTGATGCGCCAGGTGCCGGTGACGACGAGCCAGGCGGTGGCGGAGGCGCTGCGCGTGGACTGCCGGTTTGACCCGGACGACTTGTTGAGCATGTTGCGGCATGAGCTGTTCTTTGGCGTGGGGATACTGGCAGCGCATGCGCGCTCGGTGGAGGTGCCGAGGATGGGGCGCCCGGCGACCCCGGCGGAGAGTCAGGTGGCGCGGCAGGTGCTGTGCGATTTGGTGGAAGCGTTGAACGCGATCATGGCGATAGTTGAAGGCGGTGAGACAGATGGCTGATTCGAGGTCGGCATTGATGTATCGGTTGACGCCCCAGGAGGCGCTGGAGGCGGTGCTCGATTTCGCGGTGAAACATGGCATGGCGGTGCCGAAGCGGGTTGAAGGTGGCAGCGTAGCGGTAGAGAATGGCGTCGTGGTTGTGACCGTTGTCGACGCCGATCCGCAGATCCATGTCTCGCTGCCGAAGGCGTCGGTGATCACGTAGGAGGCTCCATGGACGACGGGGATGGGGGGCGACGGATCGACGCAGCGCTGGTGGACATGCTCTGGGTCGAGATGGCGAACACCTACCGGACCCGGCGGCGGCGGAAGCGGCGGTCGGTCCTGATGCGGATCGTGGCGCGGGCCCTGGCCTGGGCGCGGGTCATGCCGCGCGAGCGTTTCCTGGATCGCTTTGCCACGACGGTGGGCCGCACGATCTACTTGCCCGACCCGGTGCCGGGCGTGCGCAACCTGCTGTGGGAGGCGGCGACGTGCGTCCATGAGCATGACCATGTGCGGGTGTGGAGCCTGCGGTTCATGTGGCGCTATGCGATGAGTCCGATGTGGCGGGCGCTGTACGAGGCGCAGGCGTACCGCACCAACATCGCGTTGCGGTACTGGTACGCGGGGGACTGGCTGGACATCAAGGATCTGGCGGCGAAGTTGGGCACGAACCACGGGTGCGGGGAGGCGGGGGTGGCGCTGGCCTATCGCATGTTCGAGGCGGAGCGGGCGGAGCTGCGCCTCGGGAACATCACCAATCCCGTCGTGTATCAGGCGTTGCAGTTCTTGCGTCAGCGTGGGGTGCGGCCGGACGACATCTGGCCGCGTGTGGATCTGTGACGGGTCTGCGCCATGTGTTGCCGAGCTGTCGTCTCATTGGTCGTGGGCGGGCGGGATGTGCGGGTGCGGGAGATCGCCGCGACGATCCGGGCGTTCGAGGCGTCGGCGTCGTGGCACGGGGACGCGGTTGTGTCACGAACATTGCGAGGGCGGCACGGATCGGTCATCATCATGTCAGGCGTGTTCATCGGGTTGTCGTGGAGGGCGGTGCGGGAGCTGGCCGAGTTCGTGGTGGATCGGCACGGGTGTTGGGTGGTCGGGTCGCACTGGGACATGGAGCACAGCGACGACGCGGTCAACGCGCAGGCGTTCCAACCGAAAGGAGCCTGGTGATGACGTGCAGCAGCGACCGACTCGATGTGATGCGTGGCGGGGCGAAGATCCAGGTGAAGCGTGATGAGCTGACCGTGGGGGACTCGACGCCGTTGATTCCGGGGTTCGTGTACGAGGTGGTGACGTGTGAGGACAGTGACCTGTCGGACACGGACCTGCGCGTGGTGCGTTTGCAGGAGGGAGATCCGCGTTGGGTGCTTTTCGACGGTTACTCGGAGGCGAGATGACGGCTGGCGAGAAGATGGTCTGGGCGGCGGTGTTCGCCCGGGAATTCATGGCGGCCTACGGCGACCCGCCTGCGGCGGTGATGCGGAACGAGGCGGCCATGGAGGCGTTCGAGAACGACGCGGCGGAGAATGCGGCAGAGACCGCCGGGCATGTCGTAGAGCGGCTGCGGGCGATTCGGGGCATGTGCGAGGACAACTACGGGCTCGACAACGATGTCGTCCACATGCTGCACGCGATGCTGGGTGAGGAAGACTGACGGAGAGGTCGCGATCCGGCGTGTTCGGTTGGGATCTGCGACGTTGATCTGGCGTTTGCCCCGGCGACGGGGTAGGATGGGCCGTTGTTGCGACGCGAACCCAGGTTCGCGTGTTGAACGGAGGGACAAGATGTTCAGTTGCACTCGGTATGAAACCAAGCAGATCCAAGAGGGCCTGGCGATGAGCGTGACGCGGGTATACCCCAGCGGGTGTCCCCACGAGGTCGGCGGCCAGATCGTGTTCACCTCGAAGTACCTGGCCCCCCAGGATGGGGAGGTGCCCTTCGCGGTGGGCGTGCTCGTGTCGATCCGCCCGATCACCATGGATCAGATGATCCATACGGATCAGTACGCCCAGATGGATGGATTCCCCAACGCGCACGCCTGGGAGCAGCACTTCCGCAATGTGCTCTATCCGGGCCTCAGCGCCGAAGCCAAGATGTACCGCCTACAGTTCCGACTAGATGAGATGGAGCGGGACATTTCGGCCCTGGCTCCGCGCCAGGAGCCTGAAACCGAGCGCGTCGAAGTCGGTTGACGAACACGTCCGGTCGTTGTAAAGAACGCGGCAGGAGGTGACCAATGATCGGCAACGTCATGCAGGCGGCTGTGCAGCCGCTCCTGGGTGAGATTTCGACGCGCGTGGTGGACGCCCTCGTGTCGCAGGCGCGGCGACCGGGGCGACCGTACATCGCCGATGCCGCCAAGGCGGACGTCTGGTTCTCGGCGTCGGATGTCCACAACTTGTGCCCCCGGCTGTACGCCATGGCCATGGACAACCATGTGGGGTTGCGGGAGGCCGTGGATGCGGAGACCCTGTTCAATTTCGCGGTCGGCACGGCCTACCACAATGCCTTCCAGGGCGAGATGTTGCCAGCGGGGCTGGCAGGCGTCTTCCAGGGCAGTTGGAAGCGCGAGGTGAACGGGGTGTTGGAGACGGTCGCGGGGGCCACCCGGGGACCGTATACGGAGCGCGGCTGGGGGCCGCAGCCCGAGGGCGACTACTGGGAGTTCTGGGAGCCCAAGGGGCGGATTCCCGAGGTGCGCCTGGTCGGCAAGTGGGACGGGGTGCTGGCGTGGCCGGACGCGCCGCACGAGGTGCTGGAGCTGAAGTCGATCCGGGACGAGATGTTCGGCGGCGTGATTCCGCAGGCGGGCGGGAAGCCGCTGGCCGCGCACATCTTGCAGGTGCAGGCGTACATGTGGATGAGCGGGTTGAGCCGGGCGCGGATCGTCTACGTGCGCAAGGGCGCCGGGTCGCTGCGGGAGAGCATGGCGGAGCACGTCGTGGAGCGGAGCGAAGAGGTCATCGGCGGGCTGCGGGCGAGCCTGGAGGCGTGCCTGGCGGCGGTCAACGGGGCGCGCGGGGTGTTGCCGGAGAAGCCGTCGGCGACGTGCCGCATCAAGAGCGATCCCCGGGCGCGCAAGTGCGCGTGCAAGGACGTCTGTTTCGCATTGGCGAAGGCGGGAGCATGAAGTACTACATGGGCCTGGACCTGTCCCTGACGGGGGCGGGCGTCGTGGTGCTGGACGAGGCGGGCGCGGTGGTGCGGCAGGCGGTGTTCGGGTACGAACTGGACCGCAAGGCGACCCCCCGCGACAAGATCGAGCGCATCCTCTTCATCGCCTCGCGGGTGATCGGCCTCGTGGGCGAGGTGAACGGGACGGGCGAGATCGAGTGGGAGGCGGGCGTGGAGCACTATGCGTTTCGCCAGCATGGGGCGGTGGCCGACCTGGGCGAGATCAACGGGGTGGTGAAGACCCAGCTCTGGTTGGCGCACGGCATTGTGCCCCGGGTCGTGGTGGTATCGAGTGCGCGGAAGCTTGTCACGGGCAAGGGCAACATTAAGAAGGACCAGATCATCCCGTTGCTGCGAACGCGCGGGCTGGTCTTCGAGGACCATAACATAGCGGACGCCTACGTGATTGCGGAGGCGTTGCGCCGGAGGTGTGACGATGACGGGAGTAGCGAAAGAAAACCAAGGGCTCGTCGTGCTCGGAAAGGATCAACCGGCAGAGGAGGGCGCGTGCGATCACGCCGAGATCCGCAAACAAGTTTTGGATTTACGTGATCGCAGCGACGACGATGCCTGGGCGTTGGCGGACACGCTGATCCAGGTGTTCAACGGCGCCTACTACAAGGCGTGGGGGTTCGTCGGCTGGACGGACTACGTGACCAAGGAGCTGGACTTCTCGATCCGCAAGGCGCAGTTCCTGATCCGTACCCAGGAGTGGCTCTACAAGCTCCCGAAGAACGTGCAGACCTGGATCCGCAAGCTGGGGTGGCGCAAGGCCCGCATGCTGGTCGGGGTCGTCACGGCGGAGAACGCGGCGGAGTGGAAGGCCCGGATCGGGACGGAATGCACGACGGCGCGGCTGGACGAGATGCTGCATCAGGACGCCCTGGAGGCGGCCGAAGATCCCGACGGCAAGGGCGCGGACGCGACCAGTGCCCGGCAGCCGCCGCTCAAGTTCAAGGTCAACCCGGCCCAGCGCCAGAACATCGAGCACGCGCTGGAGCGCGCGGCCAAGGTGGCCGATTGCGACACGACCGAGGAGCGGAAGGGCTACCTGTTGGACCTCGTGGCCACGGAGTACCTCGCCCTCAACAGCGGCATCCGCACGGTGCAGGAGTACCTGGCCAAGATCGAGACGTCGCTGGGCCTGAAATTGATCGCCATCGACGAGCGGGATCACCTCACGGTGGTCTACGGGGCGGACACGCTGGACCACTTCGCGGACGTGGCCCAGGCGGACGAGGCGGTGGCCCAGGCCCCGTCGCCGAGCGCCGTCGCGCACTGACCGATCCCGTCGTATGCCCCGATCATTATTGCGTTAGGGGCTGATTGCCGATACAACCAAGGGGATGAACACGGCGTGACCGTGGTTGCCAGATGCCCCGTTGACCATCAACATTGCGATAGAGGAGGCGGTCATGCCGGGAGATCATACGCCATTGAATCCGATGGATGACTACTCGGGTGTGCGGGCGTTGCCGCAGATGCCTGCGTACCAGCCGACCTACCAGCAGTGGCAGCCGGAGCCGATGATCAGCAAGGACTCCTGGGTGCGGATCATCATGTGGGTCATCCCGATCATCTTCACGGCGGGGGCGCTGTTCGTGAGCGTGAAGACCATGACCCAGCGGCAGGACGACCAGGATGCGGCGTTGCGGGCGGAGGTGGAGCGCAGCACCAAGTTGGAATCCGAGCAGCGCATCATGCAGTCGACCATCCAGGCGATATCGATCCAGCAGGACCGGATCGTGACCAAGGTCGAGGTCATCGACGACAAGCTGAACGAGCAGAAGTCGCAGTTGTCGGCGATTGGGGAGCGGATCGGCGTGCGGATATCGGACCAGCGCGAAGGGCGCAATCGGTAGCGGGGGCAGTCGCCAGGCGGGTTGACAAACGCGGGGGCATTGCGGTAAAAACGGGGCGGTAGAGATCATGGCCGTGGTGGCCATGGGCGCAAGTATTCTGGGACCGGAGACGGGCGGCACTTGGCGTTGCGGGCTTGCAATGGCGCGGGTGGCAGCGGTGGGTGCATTCAGCGGGTTGTTCGAAGCGGTGCGGCGGGTTCGAGTTTGGTCCTGCCGTGCTGAGGCCCGTATCCGGCCCGCTTTTCGCGGCGAGGTAGGCGATGCGTCGGATTAGCGATCAGGCGTTGTGGGAGGCGGTCGCGCGGGACGAGCAGCAGGCGGCGCAGGACCAGGCGATCCGGCTGGTGAGTTGGTATCGAGAGCGGGCGGGCGACCGGCGGTTGCCGTGGCGGGATCCGGCGGAGCCCTGGGCGCGCGTGGTGATGGTCGAGGGCCTGTTGGCGCAGACCACGGCGGCGACGGTGGCGGCGCACTACCAGCGGGTCTTCGCGGGGGTGCAGAAGGGGGCGGACTGGATCGATCTCGACATGCAGGAGCGCTGGCGGCGGCTGGCGCCCCTGGGCTATCCCCAGTTGAAGTTCTGGGCGATGGACAGCCTGGCGCGGCTGGTCGGGGCGTTCATGATCGAACCTGGGAGGCAGTGTTCCTGGATCGCCTTGCAGGCGCACAAGGGGATCGGCCCCTACACGGCGGGCATGGTGGCCACCCTGTATGGCCAGGATGCGGCGCCGGTGGACGTCAACGTGGCGCGGGTGGGGGGACGGTGCGACCGGGACGGGGACGCGGCGCGGTGGATCGCGCGGGTGATCGGGGCGGCCAACGCGCTGAACGTGCATCCGCCGGAACGGTGGTGGGCGGGCTACGAGGCGGTCTGTGCGGTGCTGGACATCGGGGCGACCCTATGCCAGCCTCGACGCACAGAGTGCGGACGCTGCCCGTTGGCGGAGGGCGGGTGCGCGAGCGCGTTCCAGCCGGGCACGCAGATGGGTTTGAACGTGTAGAGGAAGGGCCGCAGGGATGGTGACGGAGGATCAGAGCACTTGTCGGACGTGTCTGCATTTCCAGCGGGGGCGGGGGACGCAGGTGGACTGGCCGCCGAAGCACGGGCGGTGCGCACATCCGGCAGCGTCGTTCGAGGTGCCTGCCCATGCGAATAGCCAGGCGTGCGACCGGTACGAGCCCGCGAGGAGGCGTCCGTCGTGACGAAGGGGCCAATGAGTGATGGCGTCGGGAGGTCTTGATGGTGCGTGACAGTTGGAACGAGGTGCGCCCGGAGGCGCGGCTGTGGACGGGGGATGCGCTGGCGGGGTTGCAGACGTTGCCGGACGCGAGCGTGCAGTGCTGCGTGACGAGCCCGCCGTACTATGGGCTGCGGGCGTATCTGCCAGCGGGACACGCGGACAAGGCGTTAGAGGTGGGGGCAGAGGAGACGCCGGACGACTATGTGGCCAAGCTCGTGGCGGTCTTCCGCGAGGTGCGCCGCGTGTTGCGGGACGATGGCACCTGCTGGGTCAATTTGGGGGATAGTTACGCGAGCGGAGGTCGTACTTCTCGGGCGCCAGACGCAAAGGATAGCAAGAGCGGGCGGATGAACGAGAACTATCGTCCGCAGGATCCAGCATGGCTCAAGCCAAAAGATTTGATCGGCATCCCGTGGATGGTGGCCTTTGCGCTGCGGGCGGACGGCTGGTATCTGCGGCAGGACATCATCTGGGCCAAGCGCAACTGTATGCCGGAGAGCGTGAATGACCGCTGCACGAAGGCGCACGAGTACGTGTTCCTGCTGACGAAGCGGGCGCGGTACTTTTTCGATGCGGATGCGGTCAAGGAGGGTTCGACGTGTGACCGTATTCGCGGACCAGCTTTGCATCCCTGTGCGGACACGAATGGAAACAGTGGTTTGGCGAGAAGGGAATCAGATGGCTTTCGCAACAGGCGGTCGGTGTGGACGCTCGCGTCGGAGCCCTGTGCGGAGGCGCACTTTGCGACGATGCCATCCGCGCTGGCGGAGCTGTGCATCCGGGCGGGGACGCCCGTGCATGGGTGTTGTGCGGCGTGCGGAACGCCCTATGTCGCTGAATTCCAGGAACGAGAGAGCGATGGGCTAGTGGATTACGATGGGAAGTGGGACGAGGAAGATCAGCAGTCGAGCGGGCGACGGCTGTTGGCGCGGGCGCGGGCAGCACGCATGGCAGGGAAGGGGCATGATGCACCGTTCGCGGGACGGGTGGTCACGGGGTATAAGCAGTCGTGCGCGTGTGCCAATGCGGGGACGGTGCCGAGCACCGTGTTCGATCCGTTCACGGGGAGCGGCACGACGGGGATCGTGGCCTTGCGGCAGGATCGGCGCTTCGTGGGGTGCGAGTTGAACCCGGAGTACGCGGCGATGGCGGCGCGGCGGATCGCGGCGGCAGGGATCCAGTTGGCGTTGCTGTAGGAGTGGACATGGCGAAGTGGCCGACCCATGAGACGGAAGTGGCGGAGCCGGTCGTGGCCTGGTTGCAGGCGGCGGGCTGGGACGTGTACCAGGAGGTGAAGGCCGGGGATGGGCGATCCTGTGACATCGTGGCGACGCGGGGGCCGCTATTGTGGGTGGTGGAGGCCAAGGTGCGTTTGAATGCTGAGGTCGTTGAGCAGGCGCGGTGGTGGCGCCAGTACGCGCACTACGCCTCGGTGGCGGTGCCCTATCGGAGCTGGCCGGGCAATGCGGTGATCAATCTGGCCGTGGGCACCTGGGGGATCGGCGTGTTCGGCGTCCACAATCCGACCGTGCTGTATCGCCCGGCGGCGACGGACGAGGACCGGGCCAAGCTGGTGACGAACTGCGTGAAGCCGTCCTTGAACCGACAGGGACTGGCCAAGTTCCTGCGGCTGGCGCTGTGCGAGGAGCAGCGGACCTACCTGGCGGCGGGGAGCCCGTGTGGAGGCGGCTGGAGCCCGTACAAGGCGACGTGCAGGGCGCTGGAGAGGGTCGTGATCGACCATCCGGGGTGTACGTTGCGCGAGGCGATTGTCGGGGCCAAGGGGCCGGACGGGGCGCAGCTCTGGCCCGGCATCACGCACCATTACAGCACGGACAGTACCGCGAACAGCTCGCTGAAGCACTGGCTGGAGGCGGGCAAGGTGCCGGGCGTGCGGTTGGCGCGGGACGGGCAGTCGCTGCGGCTGTACCCGCAGGTGGAGCAGATGGTTGGACCATGAAGGAAAGGCGTTGCGAGGTCTGTCGATGGTGGACGAAGCCGCTGGATCTGCCGGAGCCGCGTCGGCTCAGTGGACAGCGGCGGGGCTTTGGGATCTGCGTGGTCAACTCGTATGTGGAACATGGGCCGGGGGTGTATCGCGAACTGCACGAGTGGCGGTCGCCTGCGAACGTGTGCCCGGAATTTGAGGAGTAGAGGACATGAGCACCATATCCATGGGGAGTGCCAAGAAGCCGTCGTCGCCATTCGGCAGCGCCTGGCTCCTGTTCACCGTCATGTGCATCTGCGGCCTGTTGGTCCTGGGCCTGGTGCGGTTTGTGCGGGGGTGCGAGTTCTCCTCGCCGTTCGCTAAGTCTAGCGATGTGGACACGGAGACGGAGGGCAACATGCTCGATTTTACGCGGTATTACACGGAGCCAGAGTACAAGACCTCGATCTGGTTGCGGTGCGTGGCGGGGTATGAATTCGTGACCTATGACAGCCCACGGGGCGTGGCCATGGTCCAGGTGATCGGCGGCAGTGGGGCGGGGGTGCGTTGCCAGGGCCCGTCCGACTGACGGGGCAAGGAGGCGCGGAATGCGGGCGAAGGATCTAGCAGAAATGCTGATGGAGCATCCCGAGTGGAACGTGTCCGTGTCTGTGGACATCTCGCGCGGGGAGCACGACTGGCAGTTGCGGGCCTTTGGCGAGATCCTGGAGTTGATGAACGATAACGGCGCCTTCGTGATTCTCTGCGAGGGCGCCACGAACAAGGAGTTGTGATGGGACGCAGGAAGACGGAGCAGGAGCGGGAAGCGAGGCGGGCCCAGCGGTCGGTGGCGTCGAAGGTGGCCAGGAAGCAGCGGCTGGTGGCGAGCCGTCGCCGGATGACGCCCATGAAGGCGTTGACGCCCACGCGGGGGATCGATCCGCCGGAGCCGGGGACGCAGGGGGCCGATCCGGACAGGAATCCGACCGGCTACGGGGAGAAGGGAACGCAGGGAGCATGACGACGGGGCCGGGCGGACGGGTCCAGGTGGACGTCGGCGGGGTGGGGGCGGCGCTGACCGTGGCGACGATCTGCACGCTGTGCATCGGGATCGGCGTGGGGTTCATCTTCGGCATGAACGTCTACGGGTGCCCGTGGATCATGAGCCGGGCGGTGGTCAATGACGTGTGCCAGTGTGACGGTGAGGATTTGCCGGTCGCCCCGACGACGACGCAGGGGCTATCGATCTTCTTGGCGGAGATCCGTCCCGTGCGACAACCGCCACGCCCTGGGCAGCACTGTACGGTACGTGTTCTGTTGGCCAACGATGACGGCACGCGGTCGTGGATTGACACGCGCCGCTCGTGCATTCCGAAATAGGAGGGTCCATGCGCGGCACCTTGGAGTTCGATCTCAGCAATCCCGAGACGGGCGTCGAAGAGATGGAGACCATGGCCCTGTGTCTCAAGGCGCGGGGGATGCGGGGTCTGTTGGCCGACATTACGGGGGAGTGGATCCGCAAGCGGCTCAAGCATGGCAATCTGGGGGACGAGGCCGAGCGCGAGCTGGAGGATCTGCGGAGCTGGATAGCGGATGAGATGATCGATCTGGGATTGGCGGAGGAGCCATGAGCGGCGGGCATTTTCAATACAAGCAACACCTTTTCGACGACGTGGCCGAGGAGATCGAGCGCCTGGTGCGGGACAACGACAAGCTCCTCTCGGACGAGGAGCGCTACCGCTACGATCCCGACGAACCGCGCGGGTATGGATTCCTCCCCGAGGTGATTGCGCGGTTCCGGGAGGCGGCAGCCACCTGTCGGCGGGCGGCGATCATGGTGCAACGAGTGGACTGGCTGGTGTCCTCGGATGACGGCGAGGATTCCTTCCTGCGACGGTGGGAGGAGGAGCTGGGCGGCGAGGCGAACCCAGGTTCGCGTCTCGTGACGTCCCAGGACGTCCCGTAGCGTTCAGGATCATTCAAGGGGCATCAACGCACGCCAGAGGACGCCAGAGGACGCCAGAGGACGCCAGGGAATGATCCGTATTCCTCGCGTAAATACCACCGTTTCCCTCGTTGACAAACCCCGAGTGCCTTGGTAATTTTGCGGCAAGATCGCGGCCAGGATGGTCGATTCAGCGTTTCAGAGGAGGCGTCCATGGAGGAGAGGGTCAAGAGGAATCGCGTGCAACGCGGGGTGCGCTTTGACTATGAGCACAGCGGGCCGGTGCTCTTGGCGGCGCTACGGGATCACCAGGTGGTCGTGGAGGGGGTCAAGGTGGGGACGATTCGGCCGCTGGTGGGGGTTCTGAACGAGCGGTTTGGCCTATCGGATACGGCGGAGGTCTGGGTGGGGCGGTGTCGCTACGCGCGGGACATCGAGGCCATCCAGCAGGATGCCGACTATCCCCGATACCATCACGTCACCCAGGTGTTGCGGGCAGCGTACCATCGCAGCGGGCATACGACAGACTCGCTGGCGGTCGCGCTGAATATGCCCAATTCGCGGGTCAGTATGCTCCTGGGCGAGCGGATTCGGTGGACGCAGGAGTGGATCGATGTCATCGCGCAGGAGTTGGGCGTGGTGCCCGTGCCGCGCCTGGACGATTCGGCGTGTGACGAGGGGGTCGAGGCGGCGGTCGATTCGGAGGATCCGAGCCAGTGGGGTATCCAGCTTCGGTTGCCGGACCCGCCCGTGGGCATGGATGGCGCGTTGGCCGACTTGCGACGGGGGATGGAGGCGGCGATGCGAGTCATGCAGGAGCACGATGCGATCACGGCGCGGTTGGAGGCGATGACGGCGGAGCGGGACGCGCTGTTGCGCTGGCGGAACGAGATGATCCAGCGGTTGCAGGGTTTGCCTGCGATCTAGCAGGATGTCGGGACGGGTCGCGGGCGATCATGTGACGGTTCGCATGGTCATGGTGGCAACGCAGAAAAGGCGGTGACGATGATGGCGACGAGCAAGAAGGGGCAGCAGCGGCTGCGGGCAGTGCGCGTGACGACGGCGGCGGTGGAAGGGGAGCCAGCAAATGCCATGGGTCTGGCCGCGTCCATGGCGGCGCGGTGGACCGAGGAGATCACGCTGAAGCAGCGTGTCCTGGATTGCGAGGACCAGCGCCGGGCGATGTACGCGCAGATGCAGCAGCAGACCTTCGCGTTGGATGGCGGGCGCGTGGAGTTTGGATTCGACCTCAGCCGTCTGGGCCAGTTCATGGTACGGCTGACCGTGCGGCCCGCGAGTGGGACCAGGCAGACGATCCTCATCGATCCGTCAGATGCGATTCGATTGCAGGAGTGGCTGGCGCAGCAGCTCAAGTAGGGACCGGGCTGGAGACACAGGGGCAGAAGGTGATAGCCTGCGGGCCCGAAATGGGTGCGCAGAGATGACACAGGGTTGGAGGGACGACATGGACGAGAAGAAGATTTTTGCGGAGTGGTACTCGTTGGGCACGCAGGAATTGTCGCAGGGCACGGTCGAGACGCGGGCGATGCTGGTGCCGGGGGCGGGCGTGCTGGTGCAGATCGAGGCGCGCACGGCGGGGGGGCGCAACTCGCTGGCGGCCCAGTGGTTGCCGGGCGTGGTGATCTACGAGGGGCGACTGGTCGGGGACAAGTGGGCGGAGCGGCTGATGCAGGTGCAGACGGGGGCGCGGCCGAACATGGTGCCGCCCCTGCCGCCCCCGCCCCAGTTGAATCTCATCCCGGAGGGGAGCCCGGCGCCGGTCGCGGCCTCCTCGGAGCCGAAGCGGAAGCTGCGCGCGGTGTCGAAGCGGACGAAGTTGGTTGACGCATGAAGGTCATTCCCAAGACGAACCCGGGTTCGCGGGTGGCCTACGTGTGCCATCCCTACGCGGACGATCCGGCGGGCAATGTCGAGAGCATCAAACAGTGGTGCCAGTGGATCGCGATGCACGGGGCGGTGCCGCTGGCTCCACCGTTATTCATCCCGCAGTACATCGACGAGCAGCATCAACGGGACGTGGCCATGGCGCACTGCCTGGCGCTGATCGGGCATTGCGATGAGATGTACGTGATCTACCCGAAGAATGCCTGGTACGACTTCCGGTGCTCGCCGGGGCAACAGGCGGAGATCGAACGGGCGCGAGCCCTGTGGGGCGATCAGCCGCGCATCTTCCACATCTGGGGGACGCCATACGGTGAGAAGGAGATCGGCGGGGATGACCGAGCAGAACAAAAGTAGCGAGGCCAGGCGGACGTCGGTGCTGGCGTGGGGGTTTGCCCCGCCGGGCACGACGGCGTGGCGGGGCTGGGAAGCGTGGCGATGGGTGCCCATTCGTAACGCCAGTTGGCGCCAGGCCACGAACGGATCGTTCCTGGTAGATATACAGGGCGTGATCGACGGGGACCACCGCGATTGGGTGTCGGAGACATTGGAAAAGTTCATGTCCGGCGTCGAGTTCGATGCGATCTGGGGCGGGCGCCTCATGGCCATTTGCGCACAGGTGTGGCGGCATCGGGACATTTTGGGACAGTGGATCGATCATGATCCATCGCAGTTGACGCACTACCTGCTGACCGATCCGCTCGTCGTGCGTCGCAAATTGCCGCCGTCCGATGTCCCGTTCATGTTCAGCGAAGTGGACATCGTAGTGAGCGACGTGATCCCGTCGCCGGACGAGGGGTAGGTTCGAGATGGAAGACGAGCAGGCGTGGGCGCGGCATTGGGCGGGTTGTCCGGGGGCGGACAGCACCGCTTTGTGCCGCCAGTGCGAGGCGTCGGCGGCGGCGCGGCGGGTGGGGCGGCTCCTGTTGCGGGCGCGGATGCGCGACGTGGCGGTGCGGGATACGGCCGAGGGGGTGTACTGCGAGGACTGCTTCTTCGCGTTGCCGCCGTGTCCGGTGTGCGGGGTGGCCCCCACGTCGCATGCGGAGTATCCGTGCGCGGCGTGTGCGGTCGCGCTGGACGTGTCCTGCCTGGTCGCCAGCGGGTGCCGGGTGGCGTCCTCGGTGTATCGGGGGTGGTCCCAGCGGCGCAAGCATGACGCGCCGTCCAGCCGTCACCATCGGCGGCAGGGCGGCTACTGAAAAAGAGGGTGGCGGATGGCCAAGAAGAACAGCGGACAGCAGCCCTTGTTGGGGTTGAGTGCGACAGGGACGCGGTTGATCTGGGGAGATTGCGTGGCGGTCATGCGGGGGATGGAGGAGGCCAGCGTGGACGCGGTGGTCTGCGACCCGCCCTACGGATTAGAATTTATGGGGAAGGATTTCGATAAGTTAGGGGACGGGCCGGGGCAGCAGGCGTGGCACCAGGCGTGGGCGGTCGAGGCGCTGCGGGTGCTGAAGCCGGGCGGGCACCTCGTGGCGGCGGGCGCGACGCGGACCTACCATCGGCTGGCATGTGCGGTGGAGGACTCTGGGTTTGAAATTCGTGATACCATTTGCTGGATCACAGGTTCTGGTTTTCCGAAAAGCCTTGACGTTTCAAAGAAGTTAAAGGGTTTTCTCCCCGCTGATGCTCAGTGCGCTTGTGATCCCGTTGTGACGCAAATAATTCAAGATTCTCTGGACGGTCATCCGTCGTCTTATGGTTCCGATGGTGTACCACCTCACCTGGGAGCAGAGGTCGTCCTAGTTCCTTCTCCATTACGAGATGGCTCTGCCGTACATAGCCGTGTCGGTCAGATCGTGGGTGTTCCGGGAGAAGCACAAGCCAATACTTCCCTTGATGAAGATAGCGACCTCCTTTCCAGCGGGGATTGTTTGTGCGAGATGGAGATCCTGTCAGAAGATTTCCAAGTGAGCGATAGTAAATCGTCCGACACGCCAGAGAACACGTCACACGTTTCACTGACGGTGCCCCATAAAACGGAGTTCCACATTCGTGACATACCTGATTTGGTCGGCGATTCGGTTTCATTTAGTGACCTCCGGTTGCGTTACTCGAATATACCACTCTGTCCGACATGTGGTAAGTTCAAAGTCCAACATGGGTTAGGGACGGCGTTGAAACCTGCGGTGGAGTTTTTTGTGCTGGCGCGGAAGCCGCTCCAGGGGACGGTGGCGCGGAACGTCCTCGCGCAGGGGACCGGGGCCTTGAATATCGACGGGTGCCGCGTTGAGACAAAGGATGACTTGAATGGCGGGGCGTATTGCGGAGAACATCGAGAGAAAACGACTGAATGGCAGAACGCAGATCGTAGCGATGGCAAGGGGAGTGGATTTCGCCAGGGTATTGGAGAGTACAAGCAACAAGATGGCCGCTGGCCGCCCAATGTGCTGACGGACGGCAGTGACGCCGTGGTGGCGGGGTTCCCGAATTGTGATGGCGCATCTAGCAACGGAAGAAAAGGGAAGCCACAATTAAATTGTTACAGTGATAGAGGTGCTCAAGCGCAGGTTATAGGACGAAACGACAGCGGCAGTGCGGCCCGCTTCTTCCCGGCGTTCCCGATCACACCAGCGGACGCTTGCTTCTACTACACGTCCAAGGCGGGCGGCGCGGAGCGGGCCTACGGCAACACGCATCCGACGGTGAAGCCGGTGGATTTGATGCGCTGGCTTGTCAGACTTGTGACTCGCAAGGGCGGCCTGGTGCTAGACCCGTTCTGCGGCAGCGGGAGTACGGGGGTGGCGTGTGGGGCAGAGGGCATGCGGTTCGTGGGGATCGAGCGAGAACGGGCCTACGTGGAGATCGCACAGCGGCGGCTGATGCTGACTGAGATCGAGGTGGGACCGGGCGGGGCTGAATGACAGGAGGGCGGCAGATGGCGAGGCAGACAACGGGGTTGATTGCGGATGGGCGGCAGCGCCCGTTCGTAGTGATTGAGGGTGCGGACGGGGCGGGGACCACGACGCAGGTGCAGGCCATGGGGCGTCAGATCGGCAGGGCGGGGCTGGCCGGTGTTCGTGCGGTGTCCACGCGGTTGCCGACCGATGGCGAGTTCGGGCGGTTGCTGCGGGCGATGTTGCGGGGCGAGCGCCCGACGTGGGGGTGGCAGGTGCAGACGCACCTCTTCTGCGCGGATCGCTGCCTGCATGTGACGGAGGTGGTGGACCCCGCGCTGGGGATCGGCCCCAAGGCGTGGGCGCAGCCAGCGGGCGTGCTCCTGGACCGCTATGGGTACTCGACGGCGGTGTACCAGGGCCTCCAGGCGGCGGTGCAGGTGTACCAAAATGGGTCGTATACCCCGGCCTGGCGGGGAGTGCTCCAGTCCGACTGGGTAAAAGGGTTGATGCGCCAGATGCGGGAGGCACACGGCTGGCGGGAGCCGGACCTGGCGGTGCTGCTGGACGTCGATCCCGAGGAGGCAGCCCGGCGGCGGGCGGCGCGGTCGGGAGTAGTTGAGGTGTTCGACGGCTTGGCCTTCCAAGAGGATGTGGTGAAGACGTATCGGGCCCTGTGGGCGTGGTTGCAGAAGGAGAGCGGTGACTCCCGGTACGTGGTGGTGGACGGGAACCAGCCGGTGGCGGCGGTCACCGAGCAGATCATGCAGGCGGCGTGGCCGCTGTTTAAGGGGTGCGAGCCGTGTGCGGTGACGTTCTAACAGGAGGTTGCAAATGTTGAATCGAGAGTTGATCTTGCACCATGACGATCTGGACGGGGCGGCGAGCGCGGCTATCGTGATGCACCATGCCCACTGGCGCAGGGGCGGGGACGTGGTGGCGCGTCCGATCCGGTACGGGGAGAACGTGCAGGCGGTGTTGGATGCCATGGGGGACGAGTTTGACCGGGTGTTCCTGGTGGACTGGTCCCCCCAGGGGGCGGGGGCCATCGAGGCGTTGTATGAGCGACTGGGATCGCGGCTGGTGTGGATCGATCACCATGCGGCGGCGATCCAGGGCTATCGCGCCAGTGACGGGGGATTGGGCGGCCTGATCAACGGCGTGAGGATGTCCGAGGCCGATGGCCGTCCGTTGGCCGCGTGCGAGCTGGCGTGGATCTATTGCTGGACTCCGCAGATACGTGAGACGTTGGCGTGGCCTCGGTGGCTGACCCTGATTGGCGACTGGGACACCTGGCGGTATGCCAAGGATCTGGGCAGCGTGGCGCCCGACGTGAAGCGGTACTTCGACCAGTTCGGCATCGACGAGATGCGCGAGCAACTGGAGGCGCTGGTGAACAAGACGGTGCTCGTGGACAGTCAAGTCCTTGTCTTCCAAGCAGCGGACGAGCGGGCGGTCACGCAGATGGTCGACGTGGGGCGGCTCTTTGGGCGTTACGAGCGGGCGCAGGACGCGGAGTTGATGCGGGCGCGGGCATTCGAGGGGACGTTCGACGGCGTGCCCGCGATCATCGCCAACGGCGGCCAGCGGGGCAGCGGGCGGTTTGCGAGCGTGTATGATCGGGCGCGACACCGGGTCATGGTCTGGTGTGGGTATGAGAACACGGGCGTCTGGTCGGTGAGCCTGTACTCGGAGGATCCGACCCTGGACTGCGGCGTGTTGTGCCAGCGGATCGGGAGCGAGGGGCCGGTCGGAACCGGGGGTGGGCACCGGGGCGCGGCGGGCTTCCAGACCACCTGGGACCACCTGCGGACGCTGATCGTCCGGGCGGATGGCAAGCTCGTATTCTGACCCGCACCTCCCCGGTTGACAAACCCAAGGCGACGCGGTAAATTAATAGGGATCGCGGCGGCTGATCGTCGCGCGGACCGGAGGGCTCATGGACAACGAAAAGATCGAAATCGCGGAACGGTTGCGCTTTGCGGCGGCGGCCTTGGCGAGCGTCTGCGACGGCGCGCGCAAACAGGATCAGGTCGGCTTTAGCGCGTCGGATACCTCCTATGGGCGGGCCATCGCGGCCACCCCGGCGGATCAATGGACCGAGGCGGATCTGGTCGCGGTGAGCGACATGCTGGGCCACTACCGGGGCCAGTTGGCGGCCTACGGGGTGGACTGCGATTCCCTGCCGCGCGTGATCAGGACCGTGCCGGTCGACCGGCACGCCAACTACGAATCCTTCAAGACGCGGGCGGCGGCGGCGGAGCGAACACGGGTGCGTGCGGCCTACGCGACGGGGGCGGCGAGTCGCATGCGGGTGCGCGAGGTCGCGGACTACCTGGCCTGGGTGGACCGTCGCGCGGTCTGCTTCATCAGCCCGAAGAACGACGCCCTGATCGCGGCGATCAAGGCCCTGCCGGGGCGGCGGCGCTGGAACGGCGAGGCCCGGCAATGGGAGGCGGAGCTGTCGGCGGAGAACGCACGGGCGCTCCCGGCGATCTTCGCGCAGTTTGACTTCGTCGTGAGCAACGCGGATCTGGAGACGATCCAGGGCGCTGCGCACGCGACCCCAGTCGCGGCGGCCCCTGCCCCGGACCACGTCCTCATCGAGAAAGACCAGATCGTCCTGCGGACCCCCTATCATCCCGAGGCGACGGCGGCGCTCAAGGAGGCGCTGCCCGGGCGGCGCTGGAACGCGCAGGACAAGGTCTGGACGGCGCCTGCCACGGCGGAGGCGGCCAAGGCGGTCGAGGCGTTGGCGGCGCGGTTTGGGTGGCGGCTGGGGGCCAGCGCGAAGCCCCTCTGGGCGCTGCGGGTGGAGGCGGATCGCTTCCGGGCGGCGAGCCAGGCGGCGGACGCGGACGTGGCGTTGACGGGCCTGGCCCCTGGGGCGGTGCCCTATGCGTATCAGAAGGCGGGGGTGGCCTACGCGCAGGAGAAGCGACAGGTGCTGATCGCGGACGAAATGGGCCTGGGCAAGACACCCCAGGCGCTGATCACGGTCGCGCAGTTGGACGCCTGGCCCTGCCTGGTCGTGGTTCCGAAGGCGGTCTTGCGGCAATGGGCGCGGGAGACGACCAAGTTCCTGGCCGGGCGCACGGCGAGCCTCGTCGGGCTCAAGGGGACGGCGAAGCGGCTGGCCAAACACGGGCTGGTCGCGGGCATGGGCGGGGACGTCGTGGTCATCAACTACGACCAACTCTCCAAGCTGGTCGGCAAGGTGGACGTGACGAAGCCCGGCGACAAAAAGAAGAAATATGAGTGGCCGTTGGCGCCCGAGATCCAGGCGCATGGCTTCCGGTCGCTGGTCGTGGACGAGTCGCACCTGGTCAAGCAGGCCAAGGCGGATCGGACCCAGCGGGTCAAGGCGCTGGCGAAGATGGCGGGGCTGAAATGCACGCTGCTGCTGACCGGCACGCCCGTCCTGAACCGGCCCATCGAACTCGTGAGCCAGTTGGACATCCTGGGGCAGCTCGCCGCGTTCGGCGGGTTCATGTCGTTTGCCAAGCGCTACTGCGCCGCACACGAGACGAAATACGGCTGGGACATGACCGGATCGTCCAACCTGGACGAGTTGAACCGGCTCTTGCGGGAGCGCTGCATGATCCGGCGGGAGAAGGCGGACGTGCTGGCCGAGCTGCCCGCCCTGCGGCGGACCGTGGTCCCGGTCGAGGTCGATGACCCGCGCGCCTACCAGCGGGCCATGGACGACATCGTGGCCTGGATGGCGGCGAACCGGGGCTCGCTCCCGTCCGAGGCGGCCTATCGCGCGGAGATGCTGGTCCGGGTCGAGGGGCTGCGGCAACTCGCGGTCCGGGGCAAGTACGCGAACGGGGTGGCCTGGGTGCAGGAGTGGCTGGAGGCGGCGGAGGGGCAGAAGCTGGTCCTCTTCGCGCATCATCGGGACATCCAGGAGCGGCTGCTGGCGGATCTGGCGGCCTACGGCGCGGTGTCGATCAGCGGCGGGGACGCGGACGCAGCGCGGGACGCGGCGGTCCAGCGGTTCTGGGCGGACCCGACCTGCCGCGTGATCGTATGCAGCCTCAAGGCGGCGAGCGTCGGGTTGAACCTCCAGGCGGCGAGCAACGTGGCCTTCTTCGAGTTCGGCTGGCACGCGGGCGACATGGATCAGGCGGAGGCGCGCTGCCATCGCATCGGGGTACAGGGGGCGGTCACGGCCTACTGGCTGGTCGGGGAGGACACGTTCGACGAGGACATGGTCGCGCTGATCGAGGACAAGCGGGCGGTCGCGCATGCGGCGGTCAGCGGCGGCGAGGTGGTCGCCCAGACCGACGTCGTGGCCTGGTTCGAGCGCTTGGCGGCGCGCAAGACCGCCGATTGACAAACGCGGTTGATTATTGTAATGGCGAGCATGGATCGCGGCAGCAGATTGCCGCATTGCACACGCGAACCTGGGTTCGCGTCGAGGAGAACGACATGGCGAAGGAAGAGAAATCGGGCGCGACGATGAAGCACAAACCGTTCATGGACATCCGCTTCATGCGGGTGCGCATCCAGGGGGACGATCCGCTGATCGTCCATGCCTGGTCGAAGAAGGCGGTCATGGAGCTGTTGGGCAAGGAGATGAAGGTGCCCAAGGGGGGACGGCCGGAGCGAGATCCAGAGGGCGATGTGGCGGATGCCAAGTACTACGACCGCAACGGGAACGAGGCCATCCTGGCCACGGCGGTCAAGAAGGCGATGATTTCGGCGATCAGTTCCGTGAGCGACATGAAGAAGACGCACATGAGTCAGGCGTTTTTCGTCTGGGGCACGGAGGACAAGGAGCGCGCGGCGATCCTGTATCTGGACGGGAAAAATGGCCAGGAAGGGACGATGCGCGCCGATATGATCAGCGTGCGTGGCCAGCGGGGAGCGAAGTCGGCGGACATCCGCTTCCGACCGGAGTATGCGGAATGGGCGATTGACGTCGTGGTGGAGTACAACGCGCTGGGGATCTCGAAGGAGCAGATCCTAAACCTGCTCAACGTAGCTGGGTACGGCGTGGGCATCTTCGAGTGGCGTCCGGAGAAGGGCGGAACGTATGGTCGTTTCGAGGTGGTGGAGGCGGAGGATCTTCCAGGGCGTCCTCAGTGGGTGAAGGCCACTGGGTACCTGCGCAAGGGCGAGATGGACATCAAGTCGATCCTGGAGGCGCTGCGGAGCCAGAAGGCCGTAGCTGGGGCAGCGGTGATCAAGAAGGGCAAAAAAAAGGGCAAGAAGACAGACGAGACGGAGGTGGACACGGATGATGCGTCGGACAGCGAGTGAGGCGCGCACGTCCTCACGGGATCGGCGCGGGGTTCTGCCCCAGAGCCAGGCATGGCAGGATTGGAATGGCGGGTACTGGAGAGTGGAGGCGAGATCTGGCGGGTGGAGGAACGGCAGGAATGGCGGGGCTAGGTCGGTTCTGGTGTGGCGCTGCTAGGCCAGGGTTGGCAACGTGAGGCAGGCGGGGATAGGTCTGGAGGGGATAGGCGAGGTTTGGAAGGGATTGGCAGGAAGGGCAAGGTCGGCTCGGAACGGCGCGGCCGATTACGGCAGGCGAGGAGGATCATGGAGCGGTCTGGTTCGGTGAGGCTGGTTGCGCCAGGGCTGGATTGGCAAGGGCTGTCTTGGTACCGCAGGGGCCGGACTGGATCGGCTGGATAGGTGCGGCGGGGCTGCGCGGGGAAAGGCACGACGAGGCTGGGACCGGCAGGCGGGGACCGGCACGGAAAGGTAGGACGGGGACGGGACTGGCAGGCTGGGAGTGGGATGCCTTGGCTTGGAGAGGGCGGGCTGGCGAGGCCAGGTGGGCCACGGTGGGAATGGGTTGGGCCTGGATCGGCAGGTGAGGTGTGGAGCGGCAGCGTCTGGCCTGAAGCGGCATGGATCGGCAGGCATGGCGGGGCATGCCGGTGCATCGCGGGGCTGGCTAGGGCTCGGCCGGTAGGCGGAACAACGGCGCGTGGGGGGATCCCTGCCCCTCGGGGATCCCCCTACCCGCTCATCCCTTTGCTTGACAAACACCGTCTGCCCCGCCTACCCTGGAGCCTGTTGCCGTGATCTCCCCTAAAGAGATCCACTAGATGACAAAGGTTGCCTGATGACCCGCATGCCGATGCACTTGCGAGTGCAATGTCCCGCCTCCCCCGGGGAGGCCCCCCGATGAGTCGCGAGATCCCCTTCGAACGCATCAAGAAGCTGCGCTGCCACCGCGAGGTCTACGAGCGCCTGTGCGCGGGCTACCCCTGCCCCGAGGTGGCCCGCTACATCCAGGAGGACGAGGGCGAGTGCCTCGACATGGTGCGGCGGTCGCTGTCCGAGATCCTGCGCCAGTACGCCGAGCGCGAGATCGTCGGCGTGGACCTGATCGCCCCGCGCCTCCCGCACCTGGTGGTGAAGGCCCAGAAGGAGTTCGGGGACCGCATGGAGGATCTCCGGCGCCTGGAGCGGGCCTACGAGGCGTTGTTGTACCGCTTCGACCTGTCCCATGGGGAGGAGCGGCGCAACGGCAAGGTGAACCCCGACGTGGATCGGCAGGCCAAGGTCTTGATGGACTACATCTCTCGAATGCACGACATCAAGATGGACCTGGGGCTCACGGGCTCCCGCGACCTGGGCACGCTGACGGTGAGTGCGGAGCGGCTGGCGGAGATCCGGGACAAGTACGGGGCCGGGGCGGCGCAGGCGTTTGCCGATCCGGTGTCCCGCGCCAAGGTGCTGGGCCTGCTGAAGCGGGTGATGCGACTGTCGGAGCGCGAGGACGTGATCGACATCGTCGCGGAGGACGCGAACCCAGGTTCGTCTCGCGAATCCGAACTAAATTCCGACGATCCAACCCCCGTGTCCGAATATTCGCAGGCGACCCCCCGAAATTTGCTTAGCGAGGATGCCGAAGAAGATTCGGAGATCCCGTGATCGTCACCGGCAGTAGCGGCCGACGGCGGAGCGTGCGGACCCCCCGGGAGGACGTGCTGTCCGTCGAGGACGGGTTTGCGCTGTGTACGCCGGAGGAGCGGGCGCTGTTCAAGGCGCTGCTCAACGAGGAGGATCCCGAGGCGCTGTGCCTGCTGAGCCAGCGGCTGGACGAGTCGCTGTACGCGCGGCCTGTCGTGACCATGCACCAATTCATCGAAGATCCCTATTACCTGGGGGACTCCCTGACGACGTTGTACCCGGCGCTCAAGCAGGATCTGATCGACCTCTTCGCCGCACCATATAGAGAAGTCGTGCTGACTGGCTCCATCGGCGCCGGTAAGACCTTCGTGGCCTCGGTGGCGATCTGCCGCATCCTGTACGAGCTGTCCTGCCTGAAGGATCCCCAGCGGACGTTTGGCCTGTCGTCGGGGACCGAGATGGTGATCATGCTGATCTCCAAGAACCTCATCCTGGCCCGCGAGGTGATGAAGACGAGTATCGACGACAAGATCAAGTTGAGCCCGTACTTCATGGAGCACTTCGCGCCCAAGTTCTCGACCGACTACACGCTGTTCCCCAACAACATCCGCATGACCATCGGGAGCTACGGGGCCGAGCGGGCCTTGGGCGCCAACGTGTTCTCGTCCATGCTGGACGAAACTAACTTCCCGCCCAAGCGGAACGCCCAGCAGATCCACCAGACGTTCGGGCGCAAGCTGACGGCGGCCAACTTCGACATCGTGGAGAAGGTGTACCGATCCATGGTGCGGCGCATCAAGTCGCGCTTCCAGACGGCGGGCGGCGACTTCCCGGGCATGGTCATCATGGTGTCGTCGGCCGCGACCCTGGACAGCTTCACCGAGCGCAAGTTGCGGGATGCGCGCACGGACCCGACGATCTTCGTGCGGGACCACACGGCGTGGACCTCGAAGCCCGCCGACCAGTTCTGCGGGAAGAAGTTCTGGGTGCTGTGCTCCAAGTCGAGTCTGCGGTCGCGCATCCTTGACGACGACGAGCTGGACGACCTGTCGACGGCGTACTTGGAGGAGAACGAGGCGTGGCTGATCGACGTGCCGGTGGAGTACCGGGAGGACTTCGAGTCCAACATGGAGGACTCGCTGCGGGACATCGCGGGCGTGTCCACGCAGGCGATCTCGGCCTTCTTCCAGCGGATCGACGCCATCGACGCCTGCATCACCAAGCGCCCGCACCCGTTCTCGGAGGAGGTCTGGGTGGCGGGGTCGCCGGGGACGTTTGACTGGAAGGGCATGTGTCTGGAGGTCGAGCGACGGTTGCCCGGCGGGTTCACGGAGACGGCCTGGGCACCGCGCGAGGATCCGTCCACCCCGCGCTGGATTCACATCGACACCTCGGTCTCGGGGGACTCGACGGGGATCGTGATGGGGCGGATCGACCGCTGGGTCGAGGTGGTGCGCCGGGACGGCGAGGGGAACGCCTACACCGACACGGCGCCCTACTACATCATTGAGTTGATCCTGTGCGTGCGCCCCCCGGTCGGCGAGCAGATCTACATGCCGGACCTGCGGCGGATCGTGTACGAGTTGCAGGCCCACGGCTACCCCATCCACGGGTTCTCCAGCGACGCCTTCCAGTCCGTGGAAATGCACCAGCAGATTCGGCGGCACGGCATCCACACCGAGCTGATCTCGATGGATCGCAGTACGGACGCCTACGAGGAGTTGAAGTCGGCCATCTATGAGAAGCGCATCGACCTGTACGATTATGAGGTCTTGCTCCAGGAGCTGCGATCCCTGGAGTACGACCGGGTGAAGGGGAAAATTGACCATCCTCGACATTCCAGTAAAGATTGCGCGGACGCATTGGCTGGCGTGGTCTGGGGCCTGCGCCAACATGCCGCTCGCTTGCCGTGGGCGGCGGATGCTGATACACCAAGGAGAGCGGTCGGTCATGAGCATGGCTGGGTGAGCGACATGATCCCAGCGGAGGACGTGGACCTCGACGATGTGCGGGCGACCCGAGGGGCGGCCTACGCATCGGGTGTCATGCCCCCCTTCTTCATAGGAGACGACTGATTATGGGCTGGATGGACACCGTCAAGAAGTTCTTCAGCCGCGACACGACCGGGAAAGTGTCCGAGCTGGCACGCGGTTCCTCGGGCGAGTCGATCATGCCGAACATGGTGCCGCATGCGCCGGACTCCGGCATGGGCGGGGCGTACCAGCAGCTCGCCTCCATGCTCTCGGTCGACGCGGACCTCATGATCCGCTACGCCGACTACGAAAACATGGACGACTACCCGGAGATCAGCGCGGCGCTGGACATCTACGCCGACGACGCGACGATCACGGACGCGGTGCATGGGCGGGTGATCTGGGGCACGTCGAAGGACAAGGTCGTCCGGGACATCATCAACGACCTCCTGCACCGGCGCATTCGCATCGAGGAGGACGTCTGGGCCGCGATGCGCACGCTGCCCAAGTACGGCAATCTGTTCGCCGAAGTCATCATGAATCAGACGGGGGTACTGGGCCTGAACTGGCTCCCCCCGCCGACCATGCGGCGCATCGTGGACCTGCGCGGCTCGGTGGTGGGCTTCGTACAGGATCCGTCCGGCATGTTCTCGTTCAACCTGTCGACGCGCGAGGACTTGGAGAAGCTGCGCGAGAAGCGGGACGGGAGCACGGCGACCTTCTTCTACCCCTGGGAGGTGGTGCATTGGCGCCTGCGGGGCAAGCAGATGCGGGCGCTGTACGGCTACTCCCTGTTAGACTCGGCGCGCTGGATCTGGAAGCGGCTGATCATGCTGGAGGACGCCAGCCTGGTCTGCAAGCTCACCAAGGCCCCGGCGCGCTTTGCGTTCTACGTGGACACCGGGGAGATGCCGCCGCGCGAGGCGCGGGCCATGGTCGACGACGTGCGGCGCCGCTACAAGAAGAAGCGGATCGTCGATCCGTCGACTGGCAAGTTGGACTTCCGCATCAACCCCATGGCGCAGGACGAGGACTTCTTCATCCCGACCCGCGCGGGCAAGGACGCCTCGCGGATCGAGGTGTTGGCGGGGCCGGAGTACGACGACACCAACGTGATGAGCTACTTCCTGAAGAAGCTCTACGCGGCGATCCGCATCCCGCCGCAGTACCTGGGCGGCACCGAGGTGACGAATCGGGCGGCGCTCACCCAGGAGGACGTGCAGTTTGCGCGGTTGGAGCTGCGTCTCCAGCACGAGTTCGTGGGCGGCCTGTCGCAGGTGGTGCGCGTGCATCTGGCCGCGTTGAACATCGACCCGGATTCCGTGCAGTGGGATCTGCGCATGCCGACGCCCAGCAGCATCTTCGAGATGCAGCAGATCGAGGTGTGGAACGCGCGGGTGGCGCTGGCGGCGGGCCTGCGCGACTTCTTTACGGTCCCCTGGATCATCGCGAACATCTTTCACATGTCGGACGAGGACGCGCTGTTCGCCAACGAGGCCAAGAAGAACGAGGACGATGCGAACGCCATGGCGCAGGCGCAGACCCAGGCCGACATCATGCAGAAGTTCCCCGAGCTGGGGCCGATGGGCGCCATGGGGGCCATGGGCCAGGAGCCCGAGGGGGGACCGGGGCAGGAGGGGGCGTATGAGGACGTGCGGCGGGAGATCCGGCGCGTGTTGGCCGAGACTACGGGGGGCACCAGCGAGGTACTGCGCCTCTTGGGTCGGATCGAGCCCGCCCTTTCCCGCGTAGAGCGGCGCGTGCGCGGCGGTCGCACGGGGTCATAATTGCGAGGTGAGCCATGTACGTGAAGTCCCAGGATATTCAGAAGTGGTGTGACGGCAGCATGGAAGACCGCATGGACGTGGTGGCCGAGGCCATCAAGGGCGCCGTGGGGACTGCTGTGGACTTGCTCGCCACGCGGGACGATTGCGCCCTGTTCCGCGACCCGTCCGGCCGGATTGCCGAGGCGGTGTTCACCATGCAGAAGGGCGCGGTGGAGGGCGTGGAGATCCGGCGTGATCCGGTGCCGATGTACGAGGCGGCGCAGCTCCCTCGGCTGGTGGCGGACGAACTGCGGGGGCTCACCGAGGGGCTGTTGCAGGGGCAGCCGATGACGCGAACCCAGGTTCGCGTGCTGGCCGGACTCCTGCGTGCCGACGAGGACTACTGGCTGGGCGACGTGGTCGCCCGCATGGACCAGGCCATGTTGGCGGAGGATGCCGACCATTGGCATACGGCCTACCAGGCGAACCAGGAGAAGATCCGCACGGCGATGTGGGGGTCCATCCGGGAGCTGGAGGCGCGCTTGCCCAAGACGGCCTACGCCAAGCTGCCCCGAGCGCGGCTGCCCGAGTTCACCGAGGAGCTGCGGGAGTCCGTGGGCATCGTCTCTACCCGACTGAGGGAGATTGTTGACGAAATCTCTGGCTTGGTGTTTGATGAGCAAGATGGGTTTTATGGTGCCATCCGCAAGTCGCTAATTGCTGAAGCGCAGCTCCTCTGTGGGCTGATCGCGAGGGCCGAACAGTTGATGCGAGCGGAAGACCTAGACCGGATGGCAGCGGCTCATGATCGACTGTGCGGACGAGCGAAAACCATGGAGGTTGTGGCCGCATACCTAACGGGGCGGTCCAAGAAAGGCGCGGAGGAGACGAAATGAAGACCAAGTTGATGCCGAACACCCTGCAACAGGATCTGGATGCCCTCGGCATCCCCAACCTGAACGAGGACGTCATGGCTTCCGTGGCGTTGGGCGTCCCTCTGGCGGAGAAAGCCTGCGCTCGGGACATGGGTGACGAGGAGGAGATGGACGACGAAGAGGACGAGGAGGGCGAGGACTACGAGGAGTCGAAGCACGACCCCATGGACGGCCCGTTCGTCACGCACACCCTGTTCGACCGCATCATGGCCCTGCCGTTCGAGCATCTGGACGAAGAGGACATCAATCGCGTGATCGACGGCCTCAAGACCAAGCGCATCCCGCGCAACATCCCGGGCATCCAGGAGCGTGCGGAAGAGGTGGCATCGGACCTGTTGGAGCGCGTGAAGACCATCGTCAAGGCAGGCAAGCGGGCGCGCATCAACATCAGCAACTCGCCGGAGGCCAAGAAGCTCCGTCGTGAGCGTCGCCTGACCTACAAGAAGAAGAAGACCAAGATCAATCGTCGGGCCAGGATCACCGCACGGAAGGCCCCGGGCAAGCGGGCCGCTCTCAAGACCGCGATGGCGCACCAACGCATGGGCGACAGCCAGTCCTTCGCCGTCGAGCTGGAGCACATCCTGCACGAGCACGAGGAGCGTGGCATGGGCGTGCGCGATGAGATCCTGACTCGCATCGACAGCATTATCGACCTCGTTGCCGAAGAGTTCAACGACGAGGCCGTGGTGGAAGTGTTCGACGAGGCCGTGGAGTCGCTGTCTGCTTCCTATGCAGCCGGTCGCCTGGACGAGGACGTCATGGATGCGGACGCCTTCCTGGCGGAGCTGCGCCCGGTGATGGCGCTGATCTCGAAGTCGCTGGACCGATTGGATACGGTCGGATCGGGAAACTGCTAAGGGGCCACCTCGGCGAGGGTGGCCAGAGGCGCCGGACGGGGACGACCTCCGGGCGGCTGGAGCTGATGGGTTACGAGTCGGTGAAGAAGGCCGCGCGATTGAGTGGGAACAAGACGGATCGCCGGGTATCACCAGAGGCTCGGCGGAAATCGGAGCGGAACCCCTTGGCGCGAACAGGACTTCAGCGGAAGCGCTGAGGAGGGTAATACGATGCCGCAGTTACTGATCGAAACCAGCAAGCCCACGGCGTTCCAGATGACCGAGGCCCGGGCGGCCAAGGGGTCTGGGAAGCTCGTGGCGCGCGGCGAATTCGGTCGGGTCGGCGTCCCGACGCAAAACGGGCGCCGCTACTCCGAGTCGCTGATGACGCGCGAGATCAAGCGCCTCAACGAGGATCTCAAGTCGCGGCGGGTGCTCGGCGAACTCGACCACCCCAGCGACGGCAAGACCTCGTTGAAGCGGGTCAGTCACGTCATCACAGATCTGTGGATCGAGAAGGGCCTGGTCATGGGCGAGGCCGAGATCCTGAACACGCCGGAGGGGAAGACCTTGAAGGCGCTGATCGAGGCGCAGATCCCCATCGGCGTGTCGTCGCGGGGGTTCGGCAGCACCAAGCCAGCGGCAGACGAGGCGGAGGATGTGCAGGACGACTTCCTGCTCAAGACCTACGACTTCGTGGCGGACCCGGCGGTGAAGACGGCCATCCCCAATATCACCATGGAGTCCGTGGACGATCCCACGGCGGCGCAGATGTTCCTGGCGGAGTTCCCGGACGTGGCGACGCAGATCCAGGAGGCGGCGGCGCAGGATGCGCTGGCCCGGGCCAAGGACAAGGTGACCTCGGGGTTGGAGGCGGCGGTACAGGCGGCTGAGAAGCGCGTGCGCGTCGAGATGACGGAAGCCTTCGAGAAGAACCTGGCGCAGTCGCTGATCGAGGTGCGCGAGGATCTCGGCAGCCAGCTCCGCGAGGAGTACGCAGCCGACCCCGCCGTTGGGGCGGCGAAGGCGGTCCTGGCGCAGATCGCGGAGATGGTGGGATCGTACCGCCAGCACCCCGATGAGGCGGCGGTACGGGATGCGCTGCGGGCCAAGGATCTAGAGGTGGCCGAGCGCGAGCAGGAGCGGGACGAGGCGATTGACCTGGGCACGCGGGCAGCGGTGCTGCTGCATGTGGAGCGCAAGATCAGCGGGCACCCGATGGCCGAGGCCGTGCGGGCGCTGATGCACGGCGTACAGGTCACGTCGATCATGGACGTTGACGCGAAGTTGGCGGCCATCATGGAGAACCTACCCGAGCGACCGGCGGTGGATGTGACCCCGACCGGGCCCTCGGAGGACGAGATCCAGCTACGGGAAGAGAACGCGACCCTGCGCGGCGAGATCAAGCTGGTGCAGGCAAAGGCGGAGTCGTTGGACGAGAAGTTGCGACGGGTTGTAGAGTTGACCAAACGGGCAGACGACCGCCTTGCGGAGGCCGATGCCCGGGTCGAGAAGGCCGAGGCCCTGCGGGAGGAGGCGGAGGAACGCGCCGCCCAGGCAGAGCTGGACGCCTACAAGGCCAAAAAGGTTGTCGGATTGGTGAACAGCGCGAGTGTGTTGGGTCTCCTGGAGGACGTGGCCTCCCGGGCCGATGTGGACAAGGTCGTGGCGAAACACGGTTCGATGGAGATCTCGGACCCAGACTTGCGCGAGATGCGCCGTCGGCTCCAGCGGGGCCAGGGCGACACGCGCGAGCTGTCCGAGGACCGGCGCCCCGAGGGTGTCGTGCGGGGGGCCGATGACCTCGGCAACTCGTTTGACATCATGCGGAAGCTGTCCGGGTACAACAACTGACAGATCCAAGGAGACAACAAATGGAAGCTCGAAACATGATGGAAGAGAATGGCAAGCGGACCGTGTTCGACGAGTCCTACGGCAAGGTCTGCGAAGCCCGCTGGTCGAAGATCCTCCAGCCCATGACCGGGCGCGACCCGATCAACGACCACTACATCCGGCGCTGCACGGCGATCATCATGGAGAACGAGATGGATCACATCAAGTCTCTCCAGGAAGACACCCTCAGCACCAACGCGGGCGCGTTCACGAAGTACGTGTTCCCGGTCCTCCGGCGCGTGTTCCCGAACCTGATCGCGAACCAGCTTGTCTCGGTGCAGCCGATGACCTCCCCCGTGGGCGGCATCTTCTACTACGAGAAGAAGTACGACGACCGCAAGGGCACCAAGATCCCGCAGTACGGCGTCACCAACGCCCCGTACAACATGGCCTATGACGGCCAGTTGGCGGCAGGCGACAACATCAACCAGAACTTCGCCCGCATGTACTCCTCGGAGTACGTGGACTACGACGTCATCTGCACCCAGGCGACCGCCGTGGCCTCTCTTTCGAACGTGGGCGCCAACTGCCGTCTGCCGGAGTGGAAGCCCATGCGCGCCCCGGGCGTGGACGGCCAGCGCACGTTCTACACCAAGCTGTACTACCGCGTGCTCGACCACGCCGGTGCGGCTCCTCTCGACATCGTGGCCACCCTCGACCCGACCGGCGTGACCAGCAACCTCGTGGACAACTACGGGGCCACCGTGGGCACGCTCGTCGTGGGCACCGGAGCCTGGACCCTCAACGCCAAGGACGAGACCGGCGTCGCGTCGACCTTCGTCGCCAGCACCGTGATCTACGCCCAGTACTTCGTGAACTTCGAGCAGGTGGGCTACACCAGCGGCGCCGAGATCCCGAGCATCAGCCTGGACATCGCCCTCCACACCGTGAAGGCCGAGAGCCGCAAGCTGAAGGCCCGCTGGTCCGTGGAAGCCGTCGACGACATGCGTGCCCTGCACGGCATGGACGCCGAGACCGAACTGGTCGGCACCTTCGCCAACGAGGTCATGCTGGAGACGGACCGCGAGATCGTGGACGCCCTCGTGACCCAGGCCAAGTTCGCCGCGACCTACACCTACTCGTACTCGGCCGGTTCCCAGGGCGAGATCGAGACCATCCGCAACCTGATGACCAAGATCAGCGCCGTGGCGGCCTCCATCCACACCGCGTCCGGTCGCGCTCCGGCCAACTTCATCGTGGTGTCCCCGAGCGTCGGCGCCCTGCTCGACCAGCTCTCGACCCACGGCGACTACGCCAGCATCGAGCAGAACGTCCAGTCCCCGACCTACGGGCCGATCACCTCGGACTTCGGCATCGCCCGCGTCGGCACCCTGCTCAAGCGCTTTGCGGTCTACCAAGACCCCTACATGGTCGCCAACAAGGTGCTCGTCGGCCTCAAGGGCAACAACTTCCTGGACGCCGGGTTCGTGTACGCCCCGTACATCCCGCTCCAGGTCACCCCGACCTTCATGGATCCCAACGACTTCACGTTCCGCAAGGGCGTCCGCACCAGGTATGCATCCAAGATGCTCCGTCCGGAGTACTACGGCGTCATCACCTGCTCCGGCCTCCCCGCCGTGACCACCGTCTGATTGTAAACATCTGACATTCCAGCCATTTGCGTGCCTGCGGACAGTGGGCACGCCCTTTCGTCCTGGGCACACCATTCCATTTGACATGGGTTGCAATTCCATCCTACCCTTGCAAAATGGAAAACACCCTTGCAAAACGGAATGACTTGACTGGGCGTGGCGTGCGTCTGGTCGTGCTGGATCTGGCGCAGCCCGAGGTGGTGGAGCGACTGGCCAGCGGGATCATGGTGGATCCGGGATGTGTCTATGTGTTCTCGGATGAGTGGGCAGATCGGCGGGGGGCATGTGAAGCGTTTGTGCGAGCGCGAGCGGGGCGGTTTGAGCGTCGGGTGGGCGCGCGTCAGTGTGTGGTGCGCGAGGTGGAGAAGAGGGAGGCACGGGTCTTCCTGGACGCCTTCCATATCCAGGGGGCGAATCATCTTGCCCTTGTCGTGTTCGGCCTATTTGTTGAGGCGGAGTTGGTCGGGGTGTTGTCGCTGGGGCGGCACCATCGACAGGGCCAGGAGCGGCGGGTCGTGCTGGATCGGTTGTGCTTCCGAGATGGGGTACAGGTGATCGGTGGGTCATCGCGGATGTTGGATCGGGCGCGTGCCTGGGCGGAGGCACATGGCTATGATGAGATCCTGAGCTTCAGCGACAACCGTCTGACGCCGGGGGTGGTATACGACCGTTTGGGGTTTGTGGCCGATGCCCAGTGTCGACCGGACTACTTTTACGTGCAGGATGGGCGGCGTATCTCGAAGCAGAGCCAACGGAAGCGGGCCAGCGGGTGTCCGGATGGGATGACGGAGCGATCCTGGGCGCAGGCGCGTGGGTTGGTGCGTTGTTACGATGCGGGCAAGGTGCGGTGGGTGTTGTCGTTGCGACCATCATCGCATCCGACACAACGGCAGGACAATTCGGAGCAGGCCGCGCGGTCCAATGCGGCGGGTATTAGCGGTGGGGGCGTCCACATGCGGGGGTACTTTCCTTCGCAGAAGGCGGGCGGGGAGGTGTACTTCGGATCGTCTTACGAGTTGCGGTGTCTGTTCGAGTTGGAGGGCGATCCAGACGTGCGAACCTTCCGACGTTGCGAGGCATTTCAGACACCAAGGGGACGGTGGCGTGCTCCAGACCTGTGGATCGAGCGGAGGGACGGGCGCAAAGAGATCTGGGAGGTCAAGCCATCGGTCATGGTGGATATGCCACGAGCGCGCGCACAGATTGCGGATACGGCGATGTATGCGGTGAGCATTGGCGTTGGTTTTCGCGTGTGGACGGAGCGGGATAGCATGCTGGGAGAGGACGGACGGATCATTGGATGGGCGCGCGAGTACTTATCGCGCCAGCAGGGGGATACCACTTATGTGGAGCGCGAACAGCGTACTCGCAAGGCGATCCGGGAGCGGCACTACCAGAAGGAGCAGGCAGCCTCGGTGGTCGTCCACTGTGACTACTGCCAGAAGGACCACACGGTGCTACCGCGCACTTATGCCAGGAACGTGGCGAAGCACGACGGGGCCTACGTGTGCGAGGCCCTGGCGGGGCACATTGGGGGGAGCAAGCCCAAGGATCACCTCAAGGTGAGCAATCCCTACGCGGCGGAGGGGCGGAAGCTGTGTAGCATGTGCGATCAGATTCTGGACGTGGTTCAGTTCCAGAAGCGGAAGGCGTCATGGGATGGGCTGAGCGCGGCGTGCAAGCCGTGCCTGCGGGTCTATGATGCTGCTCGGTATCGGCGCAAGCAGGCGAACCTGGGTTCGCCCGGCGAGGAGATCGCGTGCGATTCGCTTGGCGTCTGACGGATCAAGGGGAGTGGGCGCGACTCCCTATCCTGCGCGTTGAATTCCGTTTGACAGGGGCGCGATCTTGGTTCTAGTTTTCCGGCATGGGAAACACCCTGACCATGCGTCACGCACGCGAACCTGGGTTCGCCCGGACGGACCGGCGCGTGCGACTTGACTGGAGCCGGACGGACCAGGGGGACTACGTCGCCTCGTGGGGGCAGGGGGCGGGGCACGTCGAATTCCGCATGTCCCACGATCCGACCGGCATGCAGTGGCAGATGGAGGGGCGCCTCTACGGTCGGTCGCCCCAGCCGATCAGCCTCCTGCGGGTGGTGCCGGACAACGGGGCGATCTCGCTGGCCACGGTGCTGGAGATCTTCAAGCGCGCGTGCGAGGCGGCTGCCGCCAGTTGACACGGGGGAAGAGTTTTGACGGGACGGGGCGGACGCGGTATACTCCGTGAGTCCTGCCATTGGTGAGACCCCCGGTTGGCTGTACTCCCTCCAGTCCGTTTGGTCTCCGCTCCCGCCTGCGGGCGGGAGGTCTATGCGAACACCTTTGACCTGCGTTCCTTAACCAGCTAGGATGTCCTGGAGGACACTTTTGGGAGGTGACGACATGGCGAAGTACCTATTGAAGCGCGGCATCAGCCGCTTACCCATCGACGGCGTGCGGCTCATCCCGCGCGAGGGCCTGCCCCCGCTGCCCCAGGGCGAAACCGTCATGTTCGTGGCGGGCGAGGTGGTGGACACCGATCTCGACTTCGGCCCCTGGATCGAGGACGGGACGGTGGTGCGCATTCGTGAGGCCGGGGATCCGCCGCGCCCCCCGAAACCCGAGCCAGTCGAGACGCCAAAGCAACAGATCCTGACTCCCATGCCTGCTTTCGTACAGGCTGAGGTGGTGGTGGAACCGGGCGCGGCCGAACCGGCGACCGAGCCAGCGGCCGAGGCTGGGGAGTCCGATGCGCGGCCCCCACGCCGGGGACGCCGGTGAGTCCGATGGCCACGCACGAGCGACGACTGGACGGGGCGGTGCCGTCGGGCAGCCTTGGCATTGGGGAGACGGTCGAAGTGCGCACGCGCATGGGGCAACTGGTGGCGCGGGGCGACGTGTGTGCGATGACGCCGTTCGGCGTGACGATTCGCGAGGACGGCACGAGCCACAAGTTCTACGTGGCCGAGTACTTCCTATTCTTCCCGGAGGAGCCGGAGGCCCCCACCGTGATGGTGAACCTGCTGGCCGATGCGCATCCGGACGCGCGGGTGCGCGCTCGGTTGGGCCTGGTGGCGGAGCAGGGGACGTCCAAGCAGACGGCGGGGGCGCAGCCGGTGGACGACGAGGAAGCGGAGGAGGACGAGGGCGGGGAAGAGGGCGAGGCCACGCCGGATCCAGAGGCGGAGAAGTCCGTCGCGAACGACCGGGAAGCCGTGGACATGGAGAAGTTGCCCCAGGATATCCAGAAGGCCATCAAGGTCGTCAAGAAACTGGACAACGACCAGATGAATTACATCCTGGCGCAGACGGGGCAGGCGCTGATGAGCGCGCTGCGGCGCAACGGGGTGAACGAGGCCGAGTTGCACGGGGTCGTGCAGAAGGCGCAGAACGCCGTGTACCGCATCCTGACGGGCAAGTCCGCGCGGGAGTGGAAGAAGGCGGCGGGAGAGTAGCACCATGCAGAACGTCCAGACTGATGCGGAGCTGCGCGTATGGATCAAGCGCCGCCTGGGCGACGGCGTGATCTGCGTGGAACTCACCGACGAGCAGTTGGACGTCAACATCCAGATGGCGAAGGATTTCTGGCGCGCGTGGGTGGGGCAGGCGAAGATGATCTACCTGCCGATGACCGGCGTGGCGGAGTATCCCGAGGCGAGCATCGGGCCGGACGTGGACTGCGTGGTCGAGGTGACCTTCCCGGTGCATGACGACCTGACGCGGCTGTTCTCCTGGGCCGACGTCGAGGTGAATCCGTACACCTGGGTCTACGCGGGGTACGGGGGCTATTCGGCGCTCGTGCAGTTGATGCAGTACCGGGAGATGGGCAACCGCGTAGTGAGTGCGGACCTGGACTGGGAGTGGGATCGCGCCCGGCGCATCCTCATGGTGACCCCGCCGCTGAACACGAACCTGAACGGCAGCCGGGTGGGCGTGGTGTACGTTTCCACGGGGGTCGATCTGGCCTACATGAGCAACTCGGAATACTGGCTTTTTCGCGAGTATGCCATGGTGCAGGCGATGAAGACGTTGGGTATGATTCGCATGAAGTATTCGGATAAGCCGAGCGCGACCGGATCGTTTTCCATGGACGGCGACTCGTTGTATGCGAACGCCGATGTGCGCGAGAAGGAACTGGAAGAGAAAATCCGTCAGTTGCAGTCGCCCGTCGGGTTTTGGACTGCGTAGAGGAGGTCCGCATGATCAAGCACGTAGGGCAGTTGAACGAGTCGTTGGCCGAGATCGCCGGGTGCCTTTCGGAGAGCGAGCAGCGGATGCTGGGCATCCGTCCGAACACGAGCCAGGACGCGGTGCTGCGTCATGGGGCCGCGCGGGCCATCGCCGAGGACGCGATGACAGTGTCGCAGCAGCATGTGCCGCTGTCCAAGACGCGGTCGACGGATCGCAAGGATCTGCGGGCGTGGCAGGGCAAGGAGAGCGATGGCGAACTCATGTTCAACTTCGAGTCCGCCATGGATGCCCAGGACTTGTACGACTTCGTGCTGGAGACCGGGCTACTCACGCCGGGCGAGGTGAAGCTCCACATGAGCGAGCACCAGACCAGCGTGCATTTCGCCCCGAGCGTCCTGGTGCAGAAGCCCGAGATCATCCAGATGGCATTGCTGTCCTATCACGAGCAGGCCACCGAGGAGAGCATCGCGGACATGGCGGATCTCGTGGAAGACGTGAACGCGATCATGGAGAAGGCGGCGAGCAGTCGCGGCAGTGCGGAGCCCCGGACGAACCGGGTGAAGTTCAACCCGTTCCATGACAAAGAGGGCAACTTCACGACACGCGAAGGCACCAAGGGCGGCGGGTCGTGGTCGGACGGCGCCGAGGCTGGCAGCAAGAAGTTGGCGGCCTCGAAGAAGGGCAAGAAGTTGCACTTCGTGGCCACCAAGCTACCGTGTGGCCGGTCCGCTCGCCATGTGGGCAAGGACATCCGCTGTTGGGACGGGCGCACCGTGGCAGGCAAGCTCTCGGCAATCCAGAAGCAGATGAAGCGTGGCGGAGATCGCCTCATGCCGGGCGTCAAAGAGGGGCTCAGTCGCGCGGACCTGATCACCATCAATGAGTGCCGGGCGCTGTACGGCATCACGACGCGCCTGTCTGAGGGATGGTTGCGCGGAAGGTAGACGATGACCGCTCTCTACGGTCCCACCTGCTGCCCCGCTGAGGTAGCGTACTTCCGATCCCTGGAGGCAGAGCGCATCGCGCTGTCGGGGCCGACCTGCGAATACTACTCCCTCAATCGGGGCCGCAACGTGGACCCGCTGTACGGCGAGCCGGACAACGACCCGCTGTACGGGGGGCACGATCCGCGCGGGGCGGACCAGCACCACCCGACGTCGTGGAACTTCTCGCCCCAGGTGTCGCGGGGGGAAGCGCCGGTGATGTTCCCGTGTGCGGTGGAGTACCAGGAGGCGGAGGGGCGCCAGCCGTCCGTGCGCGAGGAGGGCAAGGTCGCCGAGTATGATGCGACCTGCTGCATCGCGGTGGACCACTGGGAGGGGGCCTTGAAGGGGCGATCCTTTGCGGGGCGCCTCCCCAAGGAGGGGGACGTGATTTACGTGTTCAACCTGTGGTGGGACGTGGTGAACGCGGGGTCGGCGGGGAACATCCTGGGGTCGGCGCAATTCGTGGGGTTCAAGCTGATGCTCAAGCGCCGGTCGAAGTTCGTACCGGAACGAAAGGTGGGCTGATCATGACGACGATGAGACAGATCTTTGAGTCCTTGGTTGAGGGCGAGGAAGCGTCGCCGATCACGGACAGGCAGGCGGTCGCGGCGAGCAACGAGGCGGTGAAGGCGCTGGCGCGTCAGTTCGACCAGGCGGGCTTCAAGACGGATGTGTTTTCGAGCGACGGCTGGGGCATCTCATCGGCGACGATCACCATACAGGGGATGCGCATCCCGGCTATGATTGGCGTGCAGAATCTCCCCAAGGGCGTGCAGATGCACGTGGAGTTCCAATCGCCGATCTCGCGATCTGACGCATGGGAAGAGCTGGGGCCAGAACTGTTCAAGGCGACCAAGGCGGCCAGTGGCATCTTCGATGGCAAGGGGACCAAGGTGGACGTGAGCGTCAAGGGCAGGCATGAGTGGCCCTACGTTTGGATCTACCTCGGGGACAGCGTGGCGGATGAGGTGCGGTTGTTCCCCAGTCGGGTCGAGGCATTTGCCAAGGCCGTGGTGGCGAAGCTACGCAAGTCCTAGCCATAGTCCGGGTGGAGGTTGACATGCTGAGTGAGAAGTTGATCCAGCGCGAGATCGATCATGGGTTGAGCGCGGTGTGCGCGTGGTGCGAGCATCACTGGGTCACGTTGCGCGAGGGTGCGACGCCGGGGTGCCAGCAGACGGAGTGCGGGGGGCCCATGAAGGATCGGGCGTTCCCGCTGTACAAGGGCCCGCGTCCGCACCTGGCGTCGTACTGCTACATCTGCGGGGTCGAGGCCGACATGGCGGTGGGCATCGGGGGCAAGGGCACCGTGGGGTGCTGTGACGCGCACCAGTCCTTGATGCGTCGGATGCTCAGTCGCAGCGGCGATCCCATCGTCGTGAAGGAGCACCTCGTCCAGGTGGTGCGCCCGGCGAGCGAATCGTGATTCGCGTGCGGGTGACATGAAGAAGCTGCGCTTCCAGCGTCCGCGCCTCTCGACGATGTCGCCGACCCCGACGTGTTTCAACCTGGCCAATACCGTGGAGACCTACAACGAGGTGGTGGCGAAGTTGCCAGCGCGCGTGGAGCGCGGGCGCTACCTCTTCTTGGTGACGATGGCGGGCTTCCTGCGGGACCGCCTGCGCCAGCGGGCGCCGGACGTGATGTTGCATGGCAAGGAGCGGTCCTACGCCGAGGATCTGCGCCTCGCCGTGGTGAGCGGGGCGCCGGACGGCATGGACATGGTGGCGATCTACTTCGACAGCGAGA